TCAGCGCTTCGATTTCTTGGCGGCGGCTTTCTTGATCTCGGCCTCGATCCGGGCGACGCGCGCGTCCATGAGCTCGATCGCGGCCGTGGCGGCGCCGAGCGAGAGGCGCAGGTCGTCGACCTCGCCCTGCGTCGCCATCATGACGGGCGCGGGCGTGTCTGCGGCGACGACAGCAACGTCGGGCGCGCTCGCATACGTGATCGCCATCTTGACGCCGATGAGCATGACCGCGATGCCCAGCGCGATCGCGCCGAAGGCTTCGAGCTTTCTCTTGTCCATGGGTTCCCCCTCCAGGATCAGCTTCACTTATTGACGCTCACGGCCCACGCGGTCGGGAATTGCTCGCGCAGCGCGGCCGTGCAGATGCGCCGCTTGGCGATCAGCTCCTTGTAGGCCCGCTTGTTGCGATCGAGGTTCGCAGCGCCCTGCGAGCGCGTGACGTCGGCGTCGGGCACGTCTGTCCAGGCGCGATCCTTCGACACGCACTCGGCGGGGAGCGACGGCGCCGGCGCGGGCTCGGCCTCGGTCAGCGCGAGCCAGTCGACCGGCACGTCGCCGTTCGCGCAGCCGGCGAGAAAGAGAGGCAGCAGGCAGCAGGCAGCAGCGAGCGCCCGGATGCCTATTGCCTGTTGCCTGTTGCCGATCTTCATTTGCGCAGCTCCCTTGCGAGCGACTTCGGATAGATGATCGGATCGCCGTCGACGCCCTTGAGGCGGGCGAGCTCGGCCTCGAGCGTGACGGCATGCTCGGCCATGTCGCGGATCTGGCCGACGTAGACCTCGCGCTCGGCGGCGGCGGCGGCTTCGGCACGGCTGTTGACAGCGAGCTGGCGGCCGCGCTCGGCGTAGGCGGCGGCGGCGGCCTTCGCGCGCCAGCCGGCATCATTGGCCGCGACGGCGGCGGCGCCGATCGCGCGCCAGACGAGAATGCCGCCGATGAGCACGGCGAGCGCGACCACAACGACGGCGATCGCCTTCGCGGTGTCCTTGTTCCAGAAGCGGCCCAGCGCGCTTCCTGCGAGCCAGGCGGCGAGATCAATCCCGAACATGTCTCAGCCTCCCCGCTGCGCCAGGAACCACGAGCGGCGCCGGAACCAGAGATAGGCACCCGACGCCATGACGAGCGCCGACATCCAGAACGTCGGCGAGGCGAGGAGCGCCATCGCGAGCTGGCCCACGTAGTCGAGCACGCCGTCGGCGCCCTTGGCCGCGACCTTCTCGGCCGCGCGCGACATCTCGAGCGAGACGCCCGTCGCGCCCGTGCCGGAGGTGAGGACGGCCGCGTTGCCCTCGGAGCTCTGCACCATGCTCGCCGGCGGCTCGACGACCTCGACGTGGTCGACCTCGGCCGGGTGATGCACGGGCTCAGTCGGCACGACCGGGATCTCCTCGTCCCAGAGGAGCTGCTCGGCGTCGCGGCGGCGCTGCAGGCCGCGCATGAACTCGCCTTTTGACTTGACGTAGAGGTCGAAGGCGGCGCGCGCGCCCTTCTTGTCGCCGCGGTTGAGGCGGGCGAGCAGCGTCGATTTCCGCAGGTTGCCGGTGCCGAAATTGAAGGTGAGGTCGACGACCGAGTCGAACTCGCCTTGCCTGAGCGGCACCTTGACCAGGTCGTTCACCGCCTGCTCGCATTCGTCGAGGTCGACGTCGAGGATCTCGCAGGCCTCGGCTTCCGTGATGCGGAAACCTGCCGGCACGTCGGCAAGCTTGAAGCCGAGGTCGAATTTCGCCGCGTCCGTGTGGCCGTAGCCGATCGTGAGCGTGCCGCGGATAGGATCGCCGCGGCGCCACTCGCGATATTTGCCGCGGATCGGCGCGACCTTGTCGTCGTAGACGTAGGGCACGAAGCTCTCGAATCCCTTGGCCAAAGCGAGGCCGTGCGCGGAGATGCGCATGTGCATGTGTTTCCCCTCGATCGATTGCGTCAGAGCCCGGCCGGCCACGCGGCGGCGTCGACCGCGGCCGCGGTCGTGATGGTCTCGGCGTCGATGGCGGCGATGACCGCAGCTTCGGTCGCGAACGCGGCCTGCACGAAGCCCATCATGCCGAGCGCGAGCGCGGTGATCTCGGCCGTGGTCAGCGTGTAGAAATCCCCGTCGGCGCCTTTCCAGGGCGCGGTTAGGCCCTCGACGAGGGTCGAGGCGACGACGAGGCCCGTGACCGCGCCGCGGCTCTCGGGATCGAGCCAGGTCGGAATAGACCGCTCGCCGACGTTGATCGTCGCCGCGCCGTTGACGAGCGCGCGCCGCTTGCCGGCCGCATACTCGGCGAGCATGAATTTGGGCCTCGTCCAGGCGCTGCCGGTCCATACCATGCGGCCGTCGGCCGGCGGCGCCTCGACTTCGATCGCGCCCTCGGGCACGGCCGGCTGGAACACCTCATCGCCGCGCGTGAGCGAGACGAAGCCGCCGAGGTAGGCGCCGTTCGCGTCGACATAATATTTCGTCGTCATGCGTAGGCCCTCACCTGCAGTTTCCAGTTGGCATTCGTGAGCACCTGGATCACGCCGCTCGTGAAATTCTGCATCTGGAAGACGTTGGTGCCGGACCCGAAGCGGAGCGTGAGGTTGGTGGCGTCGGCCTTGACCGCAATGCCGGTTGCCGGATTGCCGCTGGTGCCGCCGACGACGCCGCCGGCCGGGCCGCAGAATATCTCGTCGCCGACCGAGAAGTTGAACTCGGCCGACTGGCAGATCAGCGTGAACTCGATCATCTTCGGCTTGACGCCGAGGCCATGCGCCAGCGTGAGCGTCCCGGCGGACGTGATCGTCTGGTCGGCCGAGACGTAGCTCGACGAGAGCACCTCCACCGCCGCGTGGCCGTTGGCCTTGTGAATGGCCAGCACCGTGACGTTGCTCGATCCGTCGGAGCGAATGAGCCAGGTGTCGCCGGCCGCGACCGCGATGTTGCCGCCGGTCGGCGTGATCAGGCTCGTGGCGTTGTGGTTGACGGTCGGCGTCGAGGCGAACTTGACCCAGCGCAAACGGTTGGTGCCGGTGCCGAAGCTCGTGATCGGACCGGTGGAGCCGGTGACGGTGACGAGCAGGCTCGCCGCGCCGAGCACGTCGCAGGTCGCCGCCGAGGCGACGGAAACGGAGGGCATCAGGCTCGCGGCGAGATCCGAGTCCTGCATCGTGACGGCGCCGTTGCGGCCGTTGAACGACAACGCCGAGACGCCCGCCAGTTCTGCTATCACGTAAGCCGTGGTCGCAATCCGCGTCGAGTTGTTGCCCGGCGACTGGGTCGGCGCGGTTGGATCGCCGGTAAGCGCAGGCGAGGCGAGCGGCGCCTTGAGCGCGAGCGCGGCCGTCACCGTCGCAGCGAAGTTGGCGTCGTCGCCCAGCGCAGCGGCGAGCTCGTTGAGCGTGTCGAGCGCGCCGGGCGGAGCGTCGAGGAGCGCCGCGATCGCCGCCTGCAGCGCCGCCATCGTGGCGATCTGCGTCGTGTTCGTGCCCAGCGTCGCCGTCGGTGCGGTGGGGATGCCAGTAAGAGCAGGCGACGCGAGCGGCGCAAAGCTCGCGAGCTGCGCCGCCACGTAGGCTATGGCCGCGTTCTTGAGCTGGTCGTCGCCGTCGCCGAGGTTGCCGCCCAGGCCAGCGACGAAGCCCTCGAGGTTCGCCTTGAGGCGATTGAGGGTCGTCGCGTCGAGCTCGGTGCCGTCGTCGGCGCCGACGCTCGTGCGGTCGCGCGCCCACACGTTGCCGGCGACAGCCTGCGCTTTGTCGGCCGGCCGAGTGGCCACCGCGTTGAGCCCGGTGAACCGGAATCCCGTGTAGGTCATGCGAAGCCCTCAGAGGTCAGAAGCGCGCTGCGATCTCCGCGACGCCTTCCGGCACCGGCGGCCAAGTCGCGTCAGATTTCCAGTCGCCCGACGCCATGACGAGCGTCCGGCACTTGGCGAGCATCGCCTGGACCCACGCCCGCGCCGCGCGCGCCGTCCCGATGTCCGAAACCTCGATCGACGTCAGCGCGTCGCCCGCCGCGAGCTTGAGGCTGAGATCGACGGCATAGGCGGTGAGGTTCTTCTGCGTGCTCTCGCTCAGCACGGCGAATATGCGCCGCGAGCACTCGGCCTTGATGGCGTCGGCCAAGGCGGCGCGCGACCGATCGAGGTCGGTTGCGAGCCAATCGGCGATCGCGGGCACGGCCAGGATCGCCGCCCTCAGGGCGGAGAGATTGCCCACCGCCACCGCGGTGCTGGAACCATAGACGGACGCGATCGCCGAGCCGGCGGCATCGATCGATACCGCGTGATACTTGTGGAAAGTCGACGGCCAGGCCGCAGCGACCGCCGCATTCGCAAGCGCCGTCGCGAGGTCGAAGACGCCGCGGCCGACACGGAGCCGCGCGTCCTGAATATTCACAGTGATGTGCATCCCAGCCCCTCAGTAGTAGACGATGATCAGACCGTTGCCGCCGGGGAACGGCGGCGCGCCGTCGTCCTCTCCGCCGCGGCCGATGCCGCTGATGTAGTCGACGTCGTTGCGGTTCGGCGGCAGGTTGTCGAACTCGACCGTCGACGCGATGGTTTGCGTGAGCGCCGAAGAGTGGACATAGCCCGCGCCGCCCTCGCCGGCCTTGAACTCACCCGTCGGCGTCGAGCGCGTCTGACCGTTGGCGCCCGCGCGCCCGCCGGTGTAGCCGCCGCCGCCGCCGCCGTGACTGTGGTCGTTCGACCCGTCCTCGCCCGTCATGCCAGCCGCGCCGCCGGAGTGCGCCGGATCATTGCCGTTGCCGCCCTGCGACTGGTTGGCGGTGTTGCCATTGCTGTCGTTGGACGATCCGCCGCCGCCGCCGGCGATCACGCGCGCGTTGCCCTGCGTGACGCTCGTCAGGAAGACGCCCGACAGGCCGCCGCCGGCAAATCCGCTGCACTGCGTGTTGTTCGGCGGGATCGAAACGCCGTAGCCGCGCCCGCCGAAGCCGTAGGGGTTCGCCGTGTATCCGGCGTTGACGAGGCTCACGCCGCCCTGCCCGACGACGATCTTGTAGACCTGGCCCGCAGTGACCGGGAGCTCGGCCTCGGTATAGCCGCCCGCGCCGCCGAAGAAATGATCGCCCGCGCCGCCCGGGGCCCAGACCTTGAATTTTGCCTTCGTGACGCCGCTCGGAACGACCCATTCCTGGTCGGCGCCGGTGTAGCTGTAGACGAGCTTGTTCTGATACCCGGCCTGACCAGGCTTCAAGTTCTCGATCAGGATGTTGTTGCCGCCGGCCTCGAGGGTGACGGCGATCCCGTCGCCGAGCGCCTTGATGCCGCGGATCTCGCTGAACCCGCCGGCGACGCCCTTGAAGACGTCGACGCCGTCGCCGACGTTGAGGAGCGGATCGCCGCCGCCGCCGCCGCCGCTTGTCGCGGCGATGCGGATCTTGTACTGGCCGGAGGACGCGGGCGACTCGACGAGCGTCAACGTGATGTTGGCGCCGGCCTCGATCGATCGGATCTCGTGGGCGCCGCCGTCGTTGATCCCGGCGTAGACGGGGATCGCGCCGCCGACGCTCTCGACCAGGCGCTCGCCGACGAGCCACTGCAACGCCTGCCAGAGCTGCGTGAGGTCGGCATGGTTCGGCGTGATGCCGGCCTCCGTGATCACCTTCATGATCTCGCGCATCGTGTGCTCGACCGCCTCGAACGGCGGGATCGAGCCCTCCTGCCCCGTCGCCGGGTTGCCGTTGACGTAGGAGGCGTTCGCGTCGGCATTGTAGATGCCGTTCACGGGCGCGCCGGCGAAGGCGGGGTCGAAAGGCGGCTGATATTTCACGTCAGGCTCCCGTGTACGAGAAGATGAGGCGCGTGTGCGCGGGCTTGAGCTTCTGGAGGATGCACTCGAGGTCCTCGGCGCGCGCGATGCGCAGGTGCGGGTCCTGGCCGCAGCGCGACGCGCCGAAGCGGAACCACGTGAGCCGCTGGCCCGGCACGCCGACTTTCCACACGAAGCGCATCTGATGCGGCGCGAAGCGCCAGCGGGGATCGCCGCAGCGCGACACGCCGAACATGAAAGGCCGGTATTCGGTGATGGTCGCCTGGTTGAGGCGACCAAGCTCGCCCGGCAGCTCGATCGGCAACTGATAGGGCGACGGGCCGTCCTCGTAGTAGCCGAGGCGGCGCGCGAGATCGATGAAGTAGGCGCGGCTTTGCGCGCCGGGCCGGCGGCGCAGCTTCTCGAGGACCTGCAGGCGCCGCTCCTCGATCGACTGCGCCGCGGGAAAGCACGGCTCGGGCAGGCCGAGCACGCGCTCCCAATCGGGGAGAAGATTGAACGACGCCGGCGGGAACGCCTCGATCAGGAGGAACGACGCGACGCGCGCCGCCCAGCGCTCGACTGCGCCCATGAGGCCGCGCACGACCTTGTAGAGCGTCGAGGAGCGCGCCCGCGGCCAGACCTCGCCCAGCGGCAGGCTGGCAAGAAAGGCGTGCGTGAACGCGTCGGCATCGCGCGGGCGCCAGGCCATGGGTCAGGTCCTCACGTGTACGTAATCGTTCCGAGGACGATCAGGTGTCCGGCCGAGCTCGGAACCGCGTTCGCGATCGTGATGTTGTGGTGATCCTCGCCGGTTGCGGCAGAAATCGCCTCGCGAATCCACGACGCGAAGATCGTCGCGCCCGGCCGGCCGCGCGAGCGCAGCATCTCGGTGAGCTCGAGCGCGATGTTGGTGCGCACCTCGGGCGTGTCGGTCGTGAGGTCGTCGATGGTGAGGTTCAAGGCCTGCGCGATCGGCGCCGTGACGAACAGGTCGGCGACCGAGACCGGGCGCAGCCCGTCGAGATAGGCCGCGACGACGGCCAGGTCCTCGGACTGCGGGAAGCCGCCGAACGAGGCGCGCACGCTGTCCATCATGAAGCGGCACGTCACCGTGCCGATCCCCATCTCGGATGCGGCCCAGGCGCGCGTGACGCCCGGCACCTCGAGCATCCATTGCTCGTAGTCGTGGCGAGCGCCGCCGTGCGGCGGCTCCTGAATGCGGTCGATGTAGCGCTCGATGAGCTCGGGATCGGTCTCGGCGTCGGCGCCGCCGGCGAGGCCGGGCGCGGCGACGGTGGCAACGCCGTCGATGCCGGCCGGCGGGTTGACGAACGCGAGCGCGGCACCCTCGTCGAGGTTGTGGAGCACGCCGCCGGCGAGCGCGGTGATCTCGGCGGCGCCCGACGTGCCCGCGAGCGTGATGCCGGCCCGCACCTCGAAGGCGATCGATACCGCACGGCCGGCCGCGTCGATGACGTCGGCCGTGATCTCGGTGCCGGACGGGAGCGCGGCGCCGTTGACGCCGGTCACGGTGATGAGCCCGACAGAATAGCCCGCGCCCTTGCGGCCCTGGGGTAGCCAGATGTTGGCCCAGCGCTCGACGAACTCGCCCTCGGCCGTGTCGGGCATCATCATGCGCGCGACCCAGTCGAGGTGCAGGTCGTTATCGTGCGTGAGGTTCGCCTGCGCATCCCCGACGACGCGCAGCACGGAATTCGGCACCGTCGCGTCGGCGCCGGGCAGATGCGTCGCGACGTCGTCGCGCACCTGCTGGCGGCGGTCGCGGAGAGAGATCAGCGGCCAGGGCATAGCAGTTTCCTTAAGACGCCCGCGTTGGTGGCCGCGAGCGAGGTGTAGGCGGAGCCGTGCCGAGCGCGCCGCTAAATCTCATCCCAGAGTTTCTCGAAGCGCACGGCGATGCTCTCCTTCGGCCCGCGGTAGAACGTGATCTCGGCGCCGAGCCGCTCGAAGGCGAACCAGTCGACGGCGAGGTCATAGCGCTCGACGAGGCGCATCTCGACGAACGGATCGAGAGCCTCGCGGATGTATTGCGCGGCGCGCGCGCGCGTCTCATCGGTCTGCTTCTCGCGGCTGAGCAGCCAGAGACGCGAGCCGATCGGCGTCGCGCCGTAGATCTCGCCGGCATCGAAGTCCGCCCACCAACCGCGCCGGTCGGCGGCGAAGTGGGGCAGTGGATCGTCGGCCTCGGCCGTGCGGTGCGTGAAGAGCGCGACCGCGACGGCGGTGACGAGCTCGCCCGCGGTGTCGAGCATGCGGCCCTTCAAGAGCCACTCGCCCGCCATGCGCTCGGGGTCCCAAACGACGCGGATGTCGGCCATGATCGCCTCTCAGACGTGCGCGGAGGCGACGTGCGCGCCGGCCGAGGTGATTCCCGCGTCGGTCGTGACCTGGCCCGTGATGTGCACCGGCCCGTCGAGCGTGATCGTCTGGCCCTTGATGGTCACGGGCTTCGGCGTCTCGACGACCAGGCCGCCGCGCGTGAAATGCACCTTCTGGCCCTGATCGTCGTGCACGGCGAGCTCGCCCTCGGCGAGGTTCTTGAGCCGGTAGCGGCGGTCGGCGGCGGGAATGATGACGACGTGGTCGCGGTTGCCCTTGATCGCCAGCGCCACGATCTCGGAGCCGGGGAACGGGTGATAGGTGATGCCGTAGGGGTGCCAGTGCTCGACCTTGGTCGGCCGGTGGCCGTCCTCGAGGCGCACCCCGAGCTCCTGCATCTTGAGCGCGTCGTCGACGGAGGCGATCTCGCCGCGCACGATCATGTTGCGCACGATGCGCTCGAGCTGGCGGGCGTCGGCCCGCGACAGGCCTTCGAATTGTGCCATCCCTTCCCCCTAAACTGCTGCCGTCGTCGGCTTCGTGTCGAGCCAGGCCGAATCGCTCCCCGACCCGCCGGAGGCCCCGCCGCCGCCGGGCTTCAGAGCCTCGGGCGGAACCAGCGTGACTTGCGTCACCGTGCCGCCCTCGTCCTGGCTGTGGCGCACGGCCTCGACCGCCATCGGCCGGCTGATCGCGAGCATGGGCGAGACGAGCATGCCGACCATGCCGGGCATCCAGAGCGGGCCGGCGCCGCCGACGAGCCAGTCGAGGACCGTGACCTCGGCGCGCGTCGATTCGCCAGCGCGCGAGGCGCACTCCCAATCGGCGCGGTTTCTCGCGTGCGACTTCGTCGTCTTGGTCTCGTTGCCGACCACGAACGGGCGATAGCGCTTCACCGCCCCGTCCGTGACGCGCGCCTTGATCTCGGCCACCGTCTTGCCGAACTGCTGGTCGGAGCCGCGGTCCTGGCCCTTGACCTCGTAGTCGGAATAGCGGTTGTCGGCGCGCAGCGTCGCGGAGGCCTCGAGGATATTGACGCCCTCGATCAGCGCGAAGCCGCCGCCGCCCAATGCGTGCATCAGGCGCAGATTGCCGAACTGGTCGTCGGTGAGCGCGACCGCGCCGGGTCTGGCGTAGCGCTCGAGCATCTCGTGCTTGGTCTCGCCGGGATGGGCACGCACGAAGTCGAAGCGCTCCTTGATCTGGGCCTCGACCTTGACGCCGATGCCGTGCGCGCCGGCGAGCTTCCTCGCGAGCTGGTCGAGGCCGACGTTCCTCATCTCGCCGTTCGGCACGTCGCTCTCGGCAGAGCTGTCGACGAGATCGGCGGTCTTCGAGCGGCCCTGGATCTTCACCTCGTGCTTGCGGGCGTCGTAATCGGGGCTGTAGACGTCGACGTAGCCGGTGATGACGGGGACGCCGGCATAGAGCACGATGCACGGGTCGCCGGGGCGGATGCGCCAGCCCATCAACACCGCGGGTCCGTCGCGGCCGCCCGAGAAGCGCTCGGAGACCTCGAGGCTGAACTCGCCGGCCATCTCCTTGATCGAGCGCGAGACCTCGACTTTTTTCCAGCCCTCGTAGAGCATGCCGCCGACGAGCAGCGAGACCGTCTGCGGCCGGAAGCCCGGCAGAGCGAAACTCATCAGCACCTCCTTGAGGGAGCAAGGCGACCCGCGCGGAGTCGCGCGCCCTCGCGGAGCGCCAGGAAACGACCGGGAATATCCCGGTGGTTGCCGCCGGCGCGTGAGCGATTAACGGCTGTAGGCCCGTCCGGCCGTCGGCATGAAGCTAGGGTGATCGGTGCCGCTGTTCTCATCGCGCAGCTCGTCGGCGCGCGAGGCGTCCTGATAGAGCCGGTGCGCGATCACGACCGCCGGCAGCGGCACGGCCGTCTCGTAGGCGACGATGCGCGCCAGCGGCCTCCCGCGCTCGATGAGGTCGCGCGTGAGCTTGGCCTGAGCGTCGCGCAGCGCCCGCATGACGGCAATCGCGCCCTGCTCGGAGGCGCGCTCGATCGCGAGGTCGAAGGTGCGCCCGAGGCGGCCACGGAGCTGCGAGGCCTCGTCGTGCGAGCGCGGCGTCAACGCGGCGACCGCGTTGGCGATCTCGGCCAGGGCGAGCGCCTCGAACGTGAGGCAGAGCGCCATCTCGTTTTCGCGCTGGCGGGCGAGCGTCGCCGTGCGCGCCTCGACCGGCTGAAATGCGCGCGCGGCGACGGGCACGCGCTCGAGGCCGCGGATCACGGCCCGCATGTCGGCGGCGGCCGCCCGGTAGCCGGCCGCGATTGCGGCCAGGTCGGCGGCGAGCGTCGCGGAGCGCGCGGCGGCGCGCGTATCGGCGATCAGCACCTCGAGCGTGCGCCGGTAGGCGGCATAGGCGACCGCGTCCGCGATCGGGCCGGGCGTGCGCCGGAACAGCAGCAGCATCGCCTTGAGGATGCGCGCCGTCGCGTCGAAGACGTAGTCGGGCGTATAGACCCTCATCGGCTTGTCCGCGCGTTGAGGCTCTGCGTTGCGGCGGCGGCGAGCGCGCCGGCGGCCGTCGTGAGCTGGGCGGCCGTGGCCGCGATCGCGACCGGGGCGAAGTTGCCCGAGCCCGCCTCGATGAAGTCGAGCCGGAAGCGGCACATGCGCCCCTCCTCGCTCGATTCGCCGAGCTTGATCTTGGTGCACACGACCTTTTGCGTGATGCCCCAATGGTCGACGTAGGATCCGGGCCCCTCCTGCTCGCAGGCCGCCACGAGCCGGTTGCGGCGGTTCATGTAGTCGTCGCCGATCACGTAGGCCTCGACCGAGAACTCGCGCGTCGACTTTCCCATGTCCTCGGGGAAATTTGAGTTGCGCTTGGGGTACTCGTGATTGTGGATGCGCCGGCCGCTCTCGAAGTCGCGGTCGACGACATGAAATTGCACGCCGCGAAAGGACGCGTTGCGCAGCCCGGCTTTCCACGGCGAGAGCTTGGTGTCGGCCATTGCGTTTGCTCGCTCGGTACGGCGTCCGAGCGGAGCTCGGCTTCGCCAAGATCTACACCTCGCTCGCGGCTACGGCCGCGGGCGATTTGTGTCGGCGCAAGCTCAAAGGTTTGCGGCAGCCAGGCGCGTCCGAGCGCAGCTCGGCTCCGCCGAGACGGGCGCCCGGCGCGAGCGCCGCCCCGCCGGAGCGCGCCGGCCGAAGGCCGAACGGCGCGCGTGAGGCATCAGCGCGCAGGCTGCATGTTGGGGCCGGTGTTGAGCCGCACGCGCTCGCCGGCGGCGCGGACCTGGGCCGCAACGTCGTTGGCGGCCGCGACCGCCGCGGCACCGCCCGAGCGAATCCCGGCCGCGAGCTCGTCCATCATCTGGCGCCCGACGCTCGAAAGGTCGACCGAGAGGAAGGCGCTGCGGATCTGCTCGGCGGCCGACCGGGCGTCCGCGATCGCGCCGTCGGCGTTGGCGCCGAGACCGAGATCGGCCTTGCCCTCGCCGCCGGCCGGGGCCTCGCCCGCCTGCGCGATGCCGTCGAGGCCGATCGCGCCCAGCGCGGCGCTCTTGCCGATGCCGAGCGCGTCCTCGCCGCGCTGCCAGGCGTCGTAGGCGGCCCAGCCCGCCCCGCCCGCCATGACGACCAGGCCGAGGCCCGGAATGAAGCGCGCGCCGAGCTTGGCGAGGCCCTTGATGCCGAATTTCTTGAGGAGGCCCGCTGCCGCCGCTGTCCCGGCTCCGGCCAGGCCGCCCGCGGCCATGCGCGAGGCCGCGCCGCCGGCTGCTGCGGCCGCGCCGCCGATGCCGACGAAGGCGAGCGCCGCCCTTAGCACACGAGCCATTCCGGCGAGGCCGCGGAACAGCATTGCCAGCGGCGTCAGCGCGATCGCGGCGATGCCGGCGGCGACGCCGATGTTCACGACGGCCGGATGCAACTGACCTAGCGTGTCGAACACGGCCGTGATGCCGGAAAGGAATGTCTGGAAGCCGCCCGAGTTGGCGAGCTTGATCTGGAAGTCCTCCATCATGGCCGAGAACTTCTGCAGGCGGCCGTAATCGCTTTCCTTGAGCAGGTCGAGCACCGCAGAAAGGCCGGTGCCGTCTGCCATCTCGAGCTTTTTCATGAACTCGGGGCCAAATTCCTTCAAGCCCTCGAGGATCTGGATGTTGGTGCCGATGCGGCGGCCTTCGAAGATGGTGCCGACATCCGCCGCCGTCGCGCCTTTGGCAACCAGGTCCTCGAACAGCTTGCGCATGTTGAAGCGCGCGCCGCCGGCAAAAATGGCGTTGTTGAACTTGTCCTCGAAGCTCTCGCGCGAGACGTCGTCCTTCATGTCGACGCCAGCGCGCTTCGCCACCTTGGCCAAGAGCTTGTCTTGGAATTCGGCCGTGTCGAACGTCCCGGTTTCGATGGCCTTCTGCATGTCGGCTTCGATCGACTTGCGGAATTTGCCCGTGATGTCGGCCGAGCGGAACACACGAGACAGGTTACCGGCCGCCCGCGTCGGGTCCATGGCCGAAAGGTCGGTGTAGTCGGAGCGCCGGAGGCCCAAGGCCGAGAACCGTGACGTCGATTCCGCCGTCGAGCGCAGCATGCGCATGGCGTCCGATTTCAGCGTGTGGCCGACCTCGGCCGCCTCGCCACCCTTGCGCACACCGCCCATGAGCAGCATCGCGTTGTCGGTTTCGGAGTTGCCGAGCAGCGAGTAGAGCGCCGAGAAGGGCCGGAGGCCTTCCATGGTGGACGCGAGCGAGAGGCGCGTCTCGGCAGCGGCGATGCGCACGATGTCGAGCTGGCGCTTGAAGTAGTCGCCCCAGGCCTCGCCCTGGCGTGGTTTGTAGATCGTATCGAGAACGGAGGCGAACTCACCGAGCTCGGAGGCAGCCGTCTCGGTATCGGTCGAGCCCAGGATCGCTGCCCACTTGGTCGCCGCCGCGAGCTTCTCGTCGCCGAAGCCCGCCTTGGCGAGAGTTTCGGCGATCCCGGAGAGCTTGGTCGGCGTCTCGGGGATCTCGTGCGCCAGGTCCTTGGAGAGCTTCGACACGCGCTCCATGGATGCGCGCACCTTGTCGAAGTCGACGACGACCTTTTCCGTGCCGGTCGCGGCGTCCTTCACGCGGTCGGTGTAATCGCCGATCGCGGCCACGCCGACGCCGAACACGTTGCGGTTGAAGCTCTCGGCCTTCCTGACGGCCGAGACCAGCGCCCAGGCGCCCGCCGTCGCGCCGACAAGGTTGTTCTGCAGCTTCTTGGTCGCGACGGCGCCGCTCATCATGCCGTTGGTGATGGCGGTGCCGAGCGGCACCGTGCGCCGGCCGGTCATGTTGCCGACCGAGGCCAGATCGCGCTTGATGGCGCCGAGCGTGCCGCTGGCGCCGTTCGAGATCGTGGCGCGCCCGCGCAGGTCGAGAGGTCCGGCCATCACTTGCCTTTCGTGCGCTTGGCGAGCCGAGCCGTGGCGTCGGCGTAGAAGTTGAGCTCATCGAGCGGCAGGTCGAGGAAGGCGTCCGGGTGCTGGTGCAGGATGTGCGCCATGTCGAAGCACAGGTCGACGAGCTCGTCGATGACCTCGTCGGGATCGTCGTCGCGGCCTAGACGAAAAAAAGCAGGATCGCCCGCGAGCAGAGCGCGAAGTCGTCGACGTCCATGGCATCGATCGTCGACGGCGGCAGCGGCGGCTCGGAAAGCACAGACATGTAGCGCGCAACGACGTCGGGGAGCTCGTCGAGGCCGGCCGGCATGCCGTCGGGCCCGAACACGTTGCGCAGCGGATAGCCGACCTTGCGCAGCTCCTTAACCGTGTACTTGCGGAACGTCACGACCTGCACGTCGACGTCGTGCGCCTTGTAGGCGCGCGAGAGCTTGACCGTGTTCGGGCCCGAAGTCGAAAGTGCAGGCGGAGCGACCTGCACGGGCGCTGTGGTTGCCTGGGCAGGCGGCGGAGGCGGTGCAGGTAAAGTCTGCGCCTGAGCGGCCTGCGCCATCTCCTGCGCAACGATTTCTCGTGCCTGCTGCCGCCACTCCTCAGGAATGATTTTATCCAATGAGGCCTGTAGACGCGGCGAAACCGGCTGCGGCACCGGCCGCACGGACGGCTGCGGATCGTAGCCCGGCGCATACTCCGCGCCGCCGAGGCGGCGCACGTCTCTCGGGTCTTGCGTCATGATGAATTCCCCCTTGTTGGAAAGCTGGCGGCGGGGCCCTCACCCCGCCGGCCGCGTTAGCTGATTTCGTCGATGTCCATGCCCTCGAAGCGGACCTTGATCTTGCCCTCCTCGCTGTCGATCTCGTAGCCCTGCGCCGTCCAGGCGTTGCGCAGCACGTAGCTCTTGCCGTTGGCGAGCTCGATCGTCACCGTGGCGTCGGTGATGGCGAGGAGGACGTCGAGCGACACGTCGGCCGTGGTCGACACGTCACCCTCGAGGAAGGGGACGTCGGGCTTCTCCTTGTAGCCGTGGACGCGATCCTGGCCGGCGAGGCCCTCGCGCTTGAGCTTGTTGAAGCCGACGTTCCAGCTACCCCGGACGGGGAGCTGCCGGCCGTCGTATTTCACGAAGGCGACGCCCGCGATCCTGTTGTTCGCCATGGTAGAGTCTCCTGAGTTTTGCGATGCGCGCGATGCTTGATTGCGGCAGCCATGCGCCAAGGGCGCTCGGCGCCAGTGCGCCGGATTTCAGCGAAACTGCGGCGAGCGGGCGAAAGCCGCTACGCCGCCGCTCGCGTCGCTAAGCAATAGGCAACGGCTGGTCGGGCAGCTCGGCCGGGTACTGGAGCCGGAACTGCGCGAGGACCGCGAACACGTCGAGCTGATTGACCACGTCGGGCGGGTAGACAACGTCGAGGCGGTCGGGATTGGTGACGTTGCGCTCGACGATGAGATTGGCCTTGAACGCGTCCGTGTTCTCGACCAGGCCCAGGTACTCGAGCTCGCGGTAGTGGGCGACGATCGCCGCCTTGGCGATCTTGGGCGTCACGATCGCCTGGCCGGGCCCGAAGCGGGTGCCGTCGCTGGCGAGCTTATGGCGCGGGAACTTCTGCACGATGCGGAAGCGCAGCGAGCGCAGCACGTAGGCCAGTGTCGCCAGCGTCTGGATCTTGAGCAGCGCGTTGTCGTCGAGCCCGTGCGGGTTCTTCTGCCACATCGTGAACGAGGTTTCGATCTGACAGCGGCCGTCCTCGGTATCCTTGGCGACCGAGATGCCGTCGAAGGCGAGCGCGTTCTTTTCCCCCTTCGTGAACTGCAGATCGGGGATCGCCGGCAGCATGCCGTTGAGCGGCAGCGTGTGCAGCGGGCGGGCCGGATCGTTCATGAGCGCGCGGTGCGCCTGCGCGGCAAAGATCGCGGCCCGCTCCCAGGACGGCGTCGGCGAGCCGTAGTAGCCGAAGCAGGTGACGTGGCCGCCGTTGCGAGCGGCGCCGAAGGTCTGCAGGTCGCCCGACGTGCCGTCCTTGGCGCAGTAGACGTGGCCATAGACCTGGCGCAGCCAGCTCCACCGCCCGTTGTCGCCGACGTGGTCCCACTCGGCGTCGATCGCGTTGAGCGTCGACGTGTCGGTCCAGCCGATCGCGACCGTGTCGAACTCCTGGTCGCCCATGCCCGCGATCGCCGAGGTGAGCGTCGGCGTGCCGGCGCCCGAGGCCATGGCCGTGATCGTGAGCGTCACGCCGGCGGGCAGGACCTCGCCGCCGAGGGGCCCGAGATAGTTGGTGCGGATGTCGATGCCGTCGCCGTCGATGCCCTTCCAGTTGGCCGTGAGCGTGACCGTGCTGCTGGTTACGGACGAGGTCACGGGAAGGTCGAGGGCGGCGTTGATCGCGGTGTTGATCGCGGCCGCGATCGCCGTGGAAGCGTCGCCGGAGACGACCGGCACCGTGATCTTGCGCCCGCCGATGTAGAGCGCGATGACGCCCGAGGCCGTGGCCGGCCCGGCGACGACGATGGTGCCCGACGACGCCGTGCCGCCCGAGGGCGGCGTGATGGCGATGGCCCACACCTCGTCGAAGAGGTTGTTCTTGAACCAGAGCTCGAACATGTGCGCGAGCTGGCTGCCGCGGCCGAACTGCGCGCGCGCCTGGTCGGGCGAGGTGATGCGCATCAGCGTATCGGCTGCGGCCGGGCCCGCGGTCTTCTTGTAGCCGATCAGCAGCGCGCGCTGGTAGTTGGCGAACGTGCCGGCCTGGCTCGGGTCGAGCTCGGCCCAGAACAGCGGCAGGCGGAGCGAGGAAGGGATGGCGTTGAAGCTGACGGGCATGGTCTATCGCTCCTTAGGCTTTGGCCTTGGCCGCGGGACGCTCGGCCGGGTCGGATTTCGTGATGACGACGTCACCCGCCTTTTCGAGGCGGCGCCAGGCGGCAGCATCGATACGCCAGCCACCCTCTGCGGGCAGGCGCTCGTAGGGCGGCAGCGGCGAGCGGGGCGTCTTGCCCTCTGCCGGCCGCACGAAAATGCGCTCGGTCATGGTGTCGGGTTCCTTTGGGGGTTTGGGTGCTACTCTGTCGGAACGGTGATGCTGGTGCCGATGCCCGGCGCGTCGTCGGGCGCGTCTAGCCCAGTGTCGACGTCGACGCCGGCGAGGGTCTCGAGATCCGCCGTCGACGGCTCCCACTGCGAGCGGTAGAGGACGTCGATCTGAATTTGGCGCCGGTAGACGATGCGCGCGCCCTTGGGCGACTTCTCCGTCACCTGGCGCACGCCGCCGATGCCCTCGATGACGCCGCAGTCCCACGTCGCGAGGCCTGCGATGAGGGCCACCATCACTGTCTCGCTCGCGATGGCGAGCTTGGCCATGAGCTCGGCGCCGGTCGGCGCCCAATCGAGGATGTCGACCGTGAACGTCGCCTTGTGCACGAAGTCCTGGATGCCGGTGCGCGAATCCCCGTCGGCGGTGCCCGTGTCGTTCTCGTAGGTGAGGGACGCGAGCGGCAGATCGTCGTCCTCGGTCGGCGGGTCGCGGTGTTTCTCGATGTTGCCGCCGGCGAAATTGGCGGCGACCAGGCGCGCGAGCGCGGCGTCGGCGAGCGTCTCGAGGATCAGCATGAATTTCCCCCACTCAGCCGCGGAGCGGCTCGGCGCGCGACCGCGCGCGCGGCGCCAGTGCGCCCCGCCGATGCTCGTGTCAGGCTTTTCGAAGTATCAAATCGAACATTCCCGAGCCGTCGGGCTGCACGTCCCACACCGACCAGACGACGCCGCCAATGGTGATCTGGTCGTTTTGCTTAGGCTCGGCCGGAAACAGCGCGGCGCGCACGGATGCGACCGGCACCGTCGTCGAATGGCCGGAGCTTTTCAGCTCCGACTTGGCGATCGCGTCGAGCACCGCCCCGTGCTCGCGCTCGAAGATCGCCTCGACGTCGAAGGGCGGCCAGCCGGGCGCCGATTTCAGCGGTGCGTAGACGGCGGGCGCCGGCTCGCCGAACAGCTCGACGAGGTGCGTGTTGATGAGGGCGTCGATGTCGAAGGCCATCAGAGCGAGGCCAACGCCTCAATCACCGCCGCGCGCTTGACGCCGACGTATTTCACGCCGCGATCCTTAGCGAGAGCGTTGATCTGGCCGGCGTCGAGCTGCTCGAGGAGCGCGATTTTCTCCTCTTTGCTCATGTTGGCGACGTCCTCGCCGGCCGCGTCGACATCGGGCGCGACGACAGGTTCGGCGGCACCATCGGCGACGTCGGCACCGCCAGCGCCGGCGTCGATCTGCGTCGACTGCGCGATGACCTGCTCGGCGACGAGAGCCAGCGCGGCGGCCTGCTGGGCCGTGAACTGCTGGCCGGGCGTGAGGCTCTCGGCGGTGAGAGGCAGGACCTCGTAATCGACGCCCTCTTTCCAGAGCTTCAGGAACTCCGGCACGACGTCGCCGGCCCAATCCGCGGGCCAGGTCTGAGAGTTGGTGGCATCGAGAATGACGGTCTTCTCGCGCAAGAGCTTCACGCGCATGGTGCAATTCCCCCCTTTGAGTTGACGGACGGCGCTCGTCATGCCGAAGGCATGCTTTCAGCATGGCGAAAGGCCCGCAGGGAGCACCCGCGGGCCTTGAACAAAGCGGCGTGTGACGGTGGCTCTTAGTTGCTCGAGTAGCCGCGCAGCACGAGGCGCGGCTTCTGGACCAGGAACAGAGGCGCCGATTCCGTGTGGATCTCGACGCCGCCGCCGTGGTCGAGCTCCTTGAGCGAGGCGTACATCGACTGGCCCGGCATGTTGACCGCGTCGAGCATCTCGCCCGGCGCGAAGTAGGAGCGGAACACCTGCTGCGTGCCGAGCGGGACGATGATCGCCTCGCTCGCGGGGATGAAGCGGCGCGTCGCCGTCGTGCCGTCGGCGTTGAGGTAGGTCGCCTGCCCGTTGTGCTCGATGTAGGTCCAGGTGCCGTGCTGGAAGTAGGTGACGCCGAGATCGTCGAGCACGGGGTTGTTCTTGCCCACCGGATTGTTCTCGTAGAACTTGCGGTAGGAGGGATGGTTGCAGACGTTGTCGAAGAACTCCGACGAGCAGAGCGCGAGCTGGCGCGTCATGGGCTCACCGAGCAGGTTCTGCTCCATGTAGCGCCGGCCGGCCTTGGAGGCCGCCATCACGGTATCCGACGAGGTCGTGCCGAACGCGAAATCGATCGACTGCTGGCTCTCGCCCATCTCCGTGTAGCAGTTGTAGAGCACGCGGCTGCCGTCGGCGTCGTAGACGTCGCCTTTGAGCGCGCCCCAACGCATGTACTCGTGCGTCTGCCGGTAGCCGCGCTGCAGATCGTCGAAACGATCCGTGAGCTCGCTGTCGAAGGACTCGAAGAAGGCATCGCTCGCGTTCCCGGCCTGGTCGAGCGTTCCGAAGGCCGGAAGGTTCTGCAGGTCGGACGGCCGGATGGTGGCGTTCTTCTGCATGAAGAGCGTCTTCATGACGCGGGTCTGGCGGGTCGAGCGCTTGGACTCGGTCGCCGGCGAGCCGCGCTCCGAGGTCGGGATCAGATTGAGGAATCCGGTCTTGATCTCGACCTCGACATAGGTCGTCCGGATACCCTTCTCGGGGAAGAGCCCGAACTGCGACAGCAGCGAATACTCGTTCGGGATCTTCATGATGGCGTCCGACACGTTGCGGACGGAGTAGCGCGGGTCGCGCAGAAAATCGAGTTGCATGAGAGGGTCCTCTGTGTGGGGTCAGCGTCCGTTCGCGGGCCCCGCCGCGGTAGGTCTCGGCGGAGCCGAGCTTCGCTCGGACGCCGTCGCGGCGGGCATGCGTGTGGTCGGGGGTTAGACGAGCTGCCGGCCGATGAAGCCGAGCTTTTCGAGCAGCACGAGGCCGGCCGCCTTCTTGGGCGCGTCGTCGACCGCGGCGCCCCAGGTGAGGCCCAGGGCGATGATCTCGGCGTTGCCGGTCACGACCACGCCCGCCACGTCGGAGCCGCCCGAGACGTCGCGCGCATCGAGCAGGATGCCGTAGGGCGTCGCGGCGCCGTTGACGGCGGTCGGGTCGTAGTAGGCGAGCTTGCCCGAGCCGGCCGCAATCGTGATGTCGAAGCCGTCGCCGAGCGCGAAGTCGGTGCCGGAATCGGCCATCGCAAACTTGATGTGCTTGGCGAAGGCGGCGCCGCCGATGGTGTAGGAGCCGAGCACGACGCCGTCGGGGTCCCTGACCTCGAACAGGCCGCCGTTGGCGACGAGACCGACGCAGCGCACCGTGTAGACGCCGGCTTTCGCGTCGGCGAGCACGGGCGTCGTCACGTCGAGCGTCAGCGAGCCGCCGCCCGTGTTGCCGCCGGACTTGGCGGCCGAGGACGCGCCCGCGACCGTGATCTTGCCGAGCACGGCGCCGGTCGGGAGGTTGCCCGTCGCGGCGAGGATCGTGCCCTGCTTGCGGTGCATGCGGGAGTCGAGCTCATGGACCAGCCACTCGCTCGACAGCTTGGGGAAGTTGGAGACGACGGCCATGGGTTAGGCTCCCTTCTTGGCGGCGGGTTGATACTTGGCGGCGACGTGGTCGGCGAGCGAGGGACGCTGCGCGGCGGGGCCCGAGCCGTCCGGCTTGATGCCGGCGGCGTTGCCGCCCTGGCTCATGCGCTTCTCGAGCGCACTGCCGAGCTCGGTCTTGCCCTTGTCGGCGGCGGCCTCGGCCGGCGCGGCGCCGAGGAGCGCCTCCGCCGTCTTGGCGTCGAGGTCGGTCTCGAGCGCGATGTGCTGGGCAAGACCGGGCCGCGTCTTGGCCGCCTCCGAGCCCATGATCGCCTTGATGCGCTCGCGCGCCGCGGTCGCGGCCTCGGCGGGCGTCGCGGGCGCCGCAGCAGCAGCCGGAGCGGCGGGAGCCGCAGCGGCCGGGGCCGCCGGCGCTCCGGCAGCGGGAGCCGCCGGCGTCGTCTTGCTCGCGGCGATGCCTGCCGTGTAGGCCGCGATGATTTGAGCGTAATCCGGGCCGGCAGCGCCCGGTTCGTTGCGATCGGACACTGTCCGTCCTCCTCTGTGGCGGGGGTAGGCCGCGGTCGGCTCGTCGTCGCCCGGCGCCCGCGGTGGCGCTGACGAACGCTGACTAGGGGCGAGCCCGCCCTTGGAACTCTTGTCGGTCTTGAGCTTGCGGCGCGGCTTGACGCGCGCGGTGTTCTTCTCGATGCGCTCGACGAGCTCCTCGAGCGTCTCGACGCGATCGGCGAGGCCGGCGTCGACCGCGTCCTGGCCGACCCAGCAGCGCGCATCCGTGTCGCGCACCTCGTACTCGGAGAGCGGCCGGTGTTGCGCGACGTGGGCAACGAAGCGGTCGTATTGGCGGTCGCACGTGAACTGCATCTCGGCGGCGGCGCCGTCGCTGAGCAGCTCGCTGATCGCGTGGTCGGCCTTGGTCCGGCCGGCCTTGATCACGCGGATGTCGATGCCCGCACGATCGAGGAGCTGGGCATAGGAAACGTGGCCGCCGCGCACGCCGATCGAGCCGACGTCGCCGTCGGGCGTGACCGACAATTCCTCGGCGATGCACGCGAGCCAGTAGCCGGCCGAGCACGCCATGTCGTGGGCGACCGCGTAGACCGGCTTTTCCTCGGCGAGGTCCTCGAGCGCGTCCGCGCAGGTGCGGATGCCGGCGACCAGCCCGCCGGGGCTGTCGACGTCGAGCACCACGCGCTTGATGTCGGCGTTGGTCTTGATGCGGCGGAACTGCTCGCCGAGACCCTCGTAGGCCGTGAGGCCCCAGAACGTGCCCATCACCGGCATGCGGTTGATGAGCACGCCGTGGATCTCGACGATCGCCGTGCCCTTCTCGGTGATGCGCGCCCCCGTGGTGCGGTTGCGCGGCAGCGAGAAGCGGTTGGCGGCGATCGATTCGACGAGCGCATTGAGGTTCTCCTCGCGCATCGCCATCGGCTGGCCGATGATCTGGCTCTGCAGCCAGAAGCCGAGGTCGGCATGCGCCGTCCCCGGCGACTGCGACTGCATCGCAATGCCTTGGGTCATGTGCGGGGGTGCCCTACTTGGTCGGCGTGCGGTAGCCTTGGACGCGGACGGACGTGCCGGTCTTCGAGCGGCGCGTGTAGCCGGCCGTCTGGCCGTCGGATTTCTTCTTCTGGCTCGCGGCGACCACGGTGCCGACGGAGGCTTTCGGCTTCGGCGCGGGCTTCGATGCTTTGCGCTCGGCCGCCTCGTTGAGGTAGGCCTTGCCCGGCGCCACGGGTTCCTTGCCCTTGAGGATGTCGATGCCCTCGTGCATGGCGCCGACGCCGAGGGCCGCGAGCGAGATGCCGGCCGCGGCGATGCCGCCGCCGCGCACCTTGGCGAGCGTGGTCGCGGCGTTCCTGAGCGCATCGGCGCCGAACTTCATCGCCGTGATGCCGCCGCCGGCGAGCACGGCGCCCGTCGCTGTGAGCCCGGCGCCGACGCCGGCGTCGGATTTCTCCGCGTCAGCTCCTTTCGGCATGCCCTTCGGCGCTTCGGCCGCGTCGGCGTCACCCGCCAGCGCGCTCAGCACCATTCCCGTGCCGAGCGCAAGGAATGCGGGGCCGGCAATCTTGTGGCGCCCCTCCTTGAGGAGGGCTGCGCCGAAGCCGGCGGCCGCCACGCCGAGGGCGCCGTCGGTGACACGGTCGACCGTGTCGTCCTTCTTTCCCTCGCCCGAGGCAGCCTTGCCCTGCGCCTCGAGCGCGGCGTTGAGCGTCGCCTCGTTCTGGAAGCCGACCGGGCCGCCCTTGGGCGCCTCTTCGGCCTTGGCGTCCGACCTCATCGCGGCGTCGAGGATGAGCCCGGCGCCGACGGCGATCAGCGCCTTGCCCCGCGCCTTGCTGAACTTGTGGTCGGCCATGCCGACGCCGACCGCGGCCGCGCCGGCCATCGCCTCGCCCGCGCCGCTGGATTTCGACGGCTCGCCCTCGCCCGACTGGCGGGACTTCGCGACCTCGACACCCTTTTTGACGCCACGCGCGAGATGTCCGACCGCGTCGCGCACGCTGTCGAAGACGTAGGCGGCGGCGCCGCCCTGATCCTTGTAGACCTCGTCGAGCGCGGTCACCGTGCCGAGCGTCGCCGTGTTGATCGCGCCGACGGCAATCCCGCGCGCGACGGCCTCGCCGCGGCTCTTGCCGGCCGCCATCAATCTCTCCGTCTCGGAGCCGGCGCCGAAGGTGAGGTAATCGGTGATGGCCTTGGTCGCGGCCGTGGCGCCCTGCGCCGTTGCGTCACCGCCGCTGGCCTCGGCGGCCGCGGCCTCGTCCTGGAAGGCCGCATAGCCCGTGAGGCCGATCGCGGCTGGCAGCACCAGCTTGCCGAGCCCGCGCAACGTCGCGGCGAGCGCATTCTTGCTCATCGAGAGAGCGCCCTTGACGCCCTCGGCCTTCGCCATCGCGCGCAGATCCTTGACCGGCGGCACCTTCGGCGCCGTCGCCACCTTGGGCGCCTTGGGAGCGGCGGCCTTGGCTGCCGCTGCATTCGGGGCCTTCGCCGCGGCCGGCTGCTTCTCCATCAGCGGCGGGACGGCAGGATTCGCGTTCGCGGCGCGCACCTTCGCCGAGGCTGCGCGGGCAGCGTCCGACCAGCCGGCGGGGCCCTTGCCGGCGGCGGCGACGGCCGCGGCCGGCGCCTTGGCGCCCTTCGAAAGCGTCGCGCCCGTGTTTTTGGCGAGCTGTGCCACAGGATCGCCCTTGACGGCGGCCGCTTTCGTGCGCGCGGCGCGGCGCTTCGGCTTCTCGGCCGCGTCAATGCGCGCCTTTTCGATTTTCGCGACGTGGCCGGCGTTCGGGGCCTTGGTCGGGAACGCGAGGTCGGTCGAGCGCGAGCCGATCAGCGTCGCCGCCGCCACGGTGCCGGCCATGCCGACGCCGCGGGCGATCGCCGCGCCCTCGACGTTACCGCGCTCCTCGAGCTCGGCAGCGACCTGGCGCGCGATCACGCCCTCGACAACGAGAGCGGCCGCATAGGGCAGACCGATCTTGCCGGCGACGTTCATAGCCCGCGCACTGCGCGATTCGGCGCGAACGATTTTCATGTCGGCAGCCGTCTTGGCGACCGCCTTGAGCGATGAAGCGCCCTTGCCGCCCTTGGCGGCGGCGGCGAGTTGTTTGGCCTGGCGCGTGCGCAGCTTCTCGGCCGCGATGTCGTCGGCCTTGACCTTGCCTGCGATCTTTTTGCCGGCGACGACGCCGCCGACGATGCCGGCCGCGGTCGCGGCCAGGTTGAGGTTCGCGGCGTAGCCTTCGCGACCGGCGCGGAGCTTCCGCTCCTCGGCCTTGATGCGCGCGTCCTCGCGCTTCGTCTCCTCGGCGGACTTGCGCTCGGCGGCCTTCGCCTCGGCCTCGCGGGCGCGGGCCTGGGCTTCCGCTTCGCGCGCGCGCGATTCGGAGGCGGCCCGCTCGGCTTCCGCCTTGGCCTTGTTCGCCTCGGCCTCTTTCGCCTTGACCGTGTTCGCCGATGGGCCCTTGTTGCGCTTCTTGCCCTCGGCGGCCTCGGACTGGCGCGAGGTCATGGCGAGCGCGAGGCCGCCCGCGGCTATGCCGAGCGCGATGCCGGCCGCGCCGCGGCCGCCGACGGCGGCCTTCTTGGCAAGAAAGCTCGCGAGGCTCCCGAGCCGCTTGTCGAGGCGGCCCGTGACCGCCTTGGCCGCCGACGCCGCCTTGACGGGCAGCTCTGTGGCCTTCGCGATGGCATGCGCATCGACCTTCGAGAGGCGCGCCGCGGCAAGCTCCTGGCGCACGGCGGCGATGCTTTCGCGCGTCGGGCTCTTTAGCGTGGCGTTGATTTTCGCCGACAGCGCCTCGACGGAGCTGCTCGCGCTGCCTCCGCCGCGGACCTTGGAAATCGCGGCCCTGATGCGCTGCTCCATCTCGGCGCGGCCGGCCGCCGTCGCGGAGCGCACCTTGGACTGGTCGACAGTGCCGCCGAGCACCATGCCTATGCCGAGCTGGCCAGCAACAGAATTCTTGGCGGCGAAGCGCGCATGCTCGGTGGCGCGCTTCACAATCGAGGCCCTGAGCTGCGAGACGCTGCCTTTGGTGCTGACGCTCACCTCGCGCGCGATCGCCTGCAGGTCCGCCTTCTTCAGGCCCTTGATCTCGTCCGCAATGCCAGCCATCGGTCTCTGCCCCTGCGACATGCCTGAAATCATGCGGTCAGACGCACCAGCACGCCGCACAGCCTCGCTTTTCGAGACCGCAACCTTCTTGAGCGAGCGCTGCTCGGCGTTGGGAAGCCGCGATAGCTCGGCGATCGCCGCCGCCTTCGACGAAAAGCGCCGTCCGAAACGGTTCTCGGCCATGGCGAGCACGCGATCGGCGCGCATGGCCTTCCAGTTGCGCGGCAGCGGCTCCTTAGCCATCGTCCTTGCCCGATTTCTTCGTTTTTTCGTCGTCGGCCACAGCCTAAGGCGCCATCGGCGGCACGACAGGCTCGCCCGGCAGCGGCACGCGCTGCTCGCGCATGAAGCGGATCTCGCGCCCCTTCTGACGGATCTTCTCTTTCCAGTCGTCGCCTTCCTCGGCGCCCATCTCCTCGAGCGTGTCGAGGCCGAGCGACCAGCCCATCTGCTGGCCCTGGCGCTCCTTCATGGGATCGAGCATCGGCGGGCCGCCGGTCAGGAAATTGCCCGAGCAGAGCGCGGGCAGCGCGTCGTAGAAATCGGTCTCCTTGACGCCCTTCGGCAGCTTGAGCACGCCAGCGTGCACGACCTCCTCGAGGAAGGCCTGCACCATCGGCATGCCGATGTCGTAGACCAGGTCGCCGCGCGTCACCTCGTGCGCGCGCCAATTCGAGGCGACCGACATGCGCGCCGACGAGTAGTTGACGTCGGAATAGTCCTGGGAGACCGAGATCGGGTCGGCGCCGAGGCCGGCGGCGAACTGCTTGACGGCAGATTTCGTGAACTCAGCCGCGTTCGACGCCTTGTTCTCGGGCGACAGCATCTGCAGCTCTTCTCCCGGCACCAGGTGCGGGATTCGGCCGCCGTCGAAGCCGATGATTTTCGCCTCATTGTGGTAGGCGGCGGCGGTCGCGAGCTGGTCGAGCGCCATCGCCATCATCGGATTGACCGGGTTGCCGTTGTCGTCGACCTCGACCTCGCCGCCGATCGCTTCCATGGCCTTCGACCAGTCGGCATTCGACTTGATGACGAGCGCGTACATCGCTTGCATCATGGCGGAGGCGAGATCGGCCTCGCTGAACTCCTGCTGCATGCGCATGGCGCGAATGACGGTCGTGAAATCAGAGATGCCGCGCGTCTGCTCGGCGCGCTCCTGCAGGTAGGAGTGCAGCATCACCGGGCGGCCCCAGGCCGTCTCTCGCGGCACGAGCGTCCAGGTGTTGGTGCGCAGCGGCGCCGTGACGCCGATGTCGGCCGGGTGCCCGTTGCGAATGTGGTAGCCGACTGGCGCCGAGCCGTCGTCGAGCACCACGCCGCCCTTGAGGTAGGCGCTGTCGGGCCGTCCGTGCGGATTCGACAGCCGGTCGACGTCGACGAGCTGAAAGCAGGTCTTCCACCTGCGGCCGCGCATCCACTCGGCGGCGACGAGCGCCTCGCCGTCGACCATGCGCGAGCGCAAGGCAAGGCGCATGAAGGCCGAGAAGTTGAGGCGCCGGCCGGCGTCGACCCAGGCGCCTGGCCCGTGCGCGTACTGCTCCCAGAGGCGCGAGAATTCGCCGTCCCAGCGTTCCGCCTCTTCCTCGTCGATGCCGAGGAACACGTGATTGATCTTGGACGCGTAGCGGAGCTTTTTGCCGACCACGGCGAGGACCGCCATGCGGACGATCTGCTTGCCGTAGGGATGATTGCGGTAGAGATCGCGCGCGCGAGCGCGGATTTTCGCCGCGTCGCGCAGCACTTCGGCGTCGGCCGAGCGCAGCGCCGGGTTCCAGAGCGCGATCTGGCGATCGAACTGCGAGGCCGCGGCGTAGGCCGAGCTCGAGCCCGCCATCATGCGCGAGGCGAGCGCGTCGCGGAACGGAATGCGCTTGGCGGGCGCGGCCGTCTGTGCTGCAGACTGCATGGGCGCTCCCTAGTGGTAGTGGCGCGCGGGCGGCCCGCGCTTGACGAAGGGCTGGCCGACGTCGTCGAGGAGAGGCAATCCGCTCTCTGCTTTCCACAGCATGCGGTAGAGGCGGATCATCTCGGCGAGCGGGACGCTGGCGAAGCTCGTCTGCTTGTCCTTGTGGCCGGCCTGGCTCACCTGGCGACCGGTCGTTTTCGCAATGATGGCGTCGAAGATCGCCTGTAGGCGCGCTTTTTCCTCGTCCGTCATCGCCTGAACATCCTTGCGATCGCAGCCGGGTCACGGCGCGGTTTTGTGATGAGCCTGACGGCGCGCGCGGCAACGACTGGCGCCGGCGCTTGCTCTTTCGGCCTCGGCGCACGCACGGCCGACTCGGCGTCGGGCTCGGAGACGACGGCGCGCAGCTTCCAAGGGAGGCTCATGCGCGCCGCGAGCGCGTAGACGAACGTGTCGAACGCCTCGTTGCGCTCGCCCGGTTTCTTCGTCCACACGCGGTAGGGCTTGCCCTCGCGGTAGCGCGTCTCGACCTTCTCGACGGTCAACTGGTCGAAATAGTCGTCGTTGAAGCCGTCCGTGCGTGCGTCCTCGTTCGGAAGCGGAAAATGGATGAAACCGGGATTGGCCTCGTCCGGGGCTTTCGCCGGGATCTTCAGGCGACCGTGGATCTGATCCTTGGCCGTGTCGACGCCGATCGAGTAGACGTGGCCGTGCTTCGATCGCGAGGCACGGACGGGCCAGATTTTCTTCGCGCCAGCGACGCCGACGATCGGATAGATGCGCCGGCCGAGCTTGTTCTTGCAGAAGGCGTGCACCTGCGCGGCGTGATGGCCGCCGGTGTCGACGCACGTCGCGCGGATGCGCACCAGGCGGCCGCTTGCGGTTCTCAGCGGTTCGCGCAGGAGATCGTCGAGCTCGGACCACACCTGGTCTTGCGCCGGATCGCCAGAGATCACGAAGTAGAGCGCCGGCCAGGATTCCTCGCCCGCGCCCCACGCGATGAGCTGCACCTCGAGGCGGTTGCCTTGGACGTCGACGCCGGCGGTCGCGATGAGCGCCTGCTCGGGCAGGTCGTCGGGCCCGTAGTGCTCGCCGCGGTTGTTGATGCCCGACTTGTCGACGGTCTCGCCTTCCTCCTCCCACGTCTCGGCGAGCACGGTGTTCGTGAACACCTTCATGAGCTCGACGTCGGGATGCGTGCCCGGCAGCTTGCCGTAGGCGGTGAGGAATTCCGTCACCATCTTCTCGAGCTTCACCCAGCTCGAGTAGAGCTGCGAGAGGTGGAAGCCCGCGATGCCGCGGAATGGCGCCGTCGCCTTCCAGCCGGCGCCCTTCTTAGGCGCCGCCGCGACTGCCTGCCAGCGCTCGGCATCGCTCCATAGCGTGCCGCAATCCTCGCACTGGTAGTGCGCAGTCTCGGGCGCGTGCACCTTCTTGCCGTCGGCGCCCTTGACCTTGTCCCATTTCACCTGCTCCCAGCGGAGCGTCTGGTGATGGTCGCAGTGCGGGCAAGCGACATAGTAGCGGCGCTTGTCGGATCGCGCGTATTCGCGCTCGACGGCGGAACGGCCTTTCACGGTCGGGCTCGAGCCTTTGAACCGTTTGCGGTTCCAGAACGTCTCTTGCCGCTTCTCGGCGAGCTTCATCGGGTCGCCTTCGGTGCCGGCCGATAGCGGATAGCGGTCGATCTCGTCGCAGAGTACGACCTTGATCGGGCGGCTCGCGATCTCGGCCGGCGCGTTGGCGCCGATGATGGCGAGGCGCCCGCCGGGGAATTCCTTGTTCAGGATCGTGTTCCCGGAATCGCGCGAGCGCGGGTCCTTGACCTTGCCGCGCAGGCGCGTCGTGTCGCGCAGCATCGGCGCGAGGCGGGCTTTCGACCATTCCTCGGCCATCGCCTTCGTCGGCTGCATGAGCAGCGTCGGCGCCGGGTCCTGGTCGATCACGAAGCCGGCGACGTTTCCGAGGACCGCCGTCCAGCCGATTTGCGTGCCTTTTTGAGTGACCGTCTCCTCGATCAGCGGATCGTTGTAGGTGTCCATGATCTCGCGCATGGGTTCCATGCGCGACGTGCGCCAGCGGCCTGGCTCGGCGCTGTCCTCGGGCGAGAGGATACGGTGCGCGTCGGCCCATTGGCTGACGGTAAGCTTGGGCGGCGGCGCACAAAGAGTGAACGCTTGCGCGATGACGCGGGCGAGGGCCGGGTGGACGTGTCGAAGATCAAGCTGCGGCGGAGACGATCTCTGTTTTCGAGAGCTCGTCGAGCGCCTCCTCGATGTTGTCACGGATCACTCGCTCGACGGCCGGGATCGATTTGACGCCGGCGACGAGGGGTGCGGCCTTCGCCGGCACGGCACCTAACCTCGTTTTCATGATGATGACGGCTGAGTTGACGGTGTCGGCGATCTGCGCAGCCGGCACGAGATCGCCGCGCATCTCCTGGGCTTCCATCTCAGCCTTGTCCGCCTTCGCCCTTAGCAAGCGTGCTTCCTCATCGGCCTTGACGGTCTGCGCTTCGCCTCCGCCGCGCCCCGCGGCGACTTCGCGGATGTTGCGCACGTACTGCTGCACGACGGATTTGAGGTCGTACTGGCCTTTCTCGGCGCGCTCGATCGCGCCTTGATCGAGAAGCTCGCGGAAACGGCGCTCGGAAAGATCAAGCCACTCGGCGCATTCGCTCTGCGTCGCCATGTGGCGGAATCCCCCCAAAAAAATGCTGTCTCTAGCGATCCCTCGCGGTCGGGCGTGACCCGCGTGGGGGCGATTTGTGGAAAGGACCCGACGAGCGCGCGCCTCGCTCTCAGCGTCCGAACGCAGAGGCGATCGCGCGTTGGATGTGGGCTGGGAAGCGGCGCACGATGCCCGACACAGACACGCGCTCGAAGTCCTCGTAGAACGCAAAACGCTTGTCGAGGTGTGCTGATTGCGTGAACGAAAACCAAAGATGCAGCCGCCCGCCCTTGCCCACGAACAGGCCGCGCGCCGTCTTCCTCACGGCGCGACGACCGAAGCGGCGCTCCAGCTCCTTAGCCCACGGCGTCTTGCCGCGCGCATGCAGGCGGACCTTGTCACGAACAGGAACTGCGATCGTCCCCGAGTGCGTCTTCTCGCCCCCGTCGGCGTGTTGGGCCAGGTCGACCTTGCCGAGCGCATCGTACACGCCTGCCGTGAGCGCCTTCTTCGTCGCCTTCTCGACGCGGATCGCAGCACGCGGCAGCCCCGAGTTGCGCACCGTGAACGCGCTCGCCCAGGTCGGCCCGATGATCTGCGGGCGCGTATCCTGGAACATCGTGTCGTTGAGCGAATTGGCGAGCGCGAACGGGAGCTGATCCTCGGCGAAGATGCCCATCTGGCGCGCCTTCTTCGAGAACTCGCGCATGTCGAGATCTATGGTGATGCCGGTCATGGCGTCACTCGCGATCGATGGCCGGCGCGGCCACGATCTGCCCCGTCGCCGGCGTGTAGCTCTCGCCCGAGGGCAGCGTCACCTCGAGCTCGTGGAAATAGTTCTGCACCCACTTGAGCAGGCCCCTGGCGACGAAGAGATCGACGACGCCGCCCGCGATGTCGGTGAGCGTGATGCCGGCCCCCGCCGTGCGCGTGACCTTCACCGCGCCGGGAACGCCGCCCTTGGTCGGCATGTCGGTGGCGCGCCAGATGACAGTGGCGCCGGTCAGGTCCTGCGGGCCAGAGTTGTCGGGCGTGCGCACGAGAAAACGCGCGCGCAGCGTGTCGCCTGCGACGTAGCCCGCGATGTTGGTGGTCGTCATGCCGCTCTCCGCACCGTGAACGTGTGCACGGCCGGCATGAGCACCGTGAAGTCATGGCGCGCCGGCAGCGGGCAGGAAAACGTGTGCACGGGGGGCATGCGCACGGTGAACAGGTAGCCGACGTCAACGACGATTGCGCCCGCGACCGTGCCGTCGGCAAGCGTCGTCCCGAGCGCACCCGTGATCTGGTCGCCCGTGTTGCCCGAAACCGTGTCGTCGGCGAGCGTGAGATTGACCGCTCCCGCGATAGCGACCGCAGCGGTGCCGGCGCTCACGTCGTCGGCGAGCGTGATGTCGGCGCCGCCCGAGAGCGTAACCGTCGCAAGGCCGGAGGCCGTGTCGCTGGCGAGGTCGATGCCCGCCGCGGCGGCAATGTTGCCGACCTCGCCGGCCGCCGTCAGCGCATCGTCGGCGAGCGCAAGAGACGCCGTGCCTGCGATGGCAACTGCGGACTGACCCGACGTCGTGTCGGTGGCAAGTGTTCCCGCCGCTGCCGCGTCGATGTCGACGGCGGCCTGTGCTGCAACCGTATCGTCGGCGAGCGCGAGCGTGCCCGTGAGCGTGGCGCCGACGTCGCCGATCGTGCCCGAACTCGTGTCATCGGCGAGCGTGGGCGACGCCGTACCCGTGATATCGACGGCAGCCGAAGCCGAAAGCGTGTCATCGGCGAGCGTCCCCGCCGTCGCGGCCGTGATGTCGACCGCGCCGGCCGAGGCCGTGAGATCGTCGGCGAGCGTGAGGCTGGCCGCAGCGCCGATCGGCAGCTCGGCGGCGGCCGCAACCGTGTCGTCCGTGAGCGTGAGCGCGACCGCGGCCGTGATCGGCACCTCGGCCGCGGCCGAGACGGTGTCGTCAACGAGTGTGAGGCTCGCTGCGGCCGTGATGTCGACCGCGCCCGCCGCGCTCGTCGCGTCGTCGGCGAGCGTCGGCGTGCCAGAGGCAAGGGTCTCGATGATGCCGACGGCGACGCAGGCATCATCGGCAAGCACGAGTGTCGCTGCGGCCGCGATGTCGACGGCGGCCGCGGATGCGACGATGTCGGTCGCAAGCGTGAGGCTCGCTGCGCCCGAGACGTCGATCGACGCTGCGCCCGAGATCGCGTCGGTCGCGAAATTGGGTGCGCCGGCTGCGTCAATGCTGACATCAGCACCGCCACTCGTCGCGTCGTCGGCAAGCGTGACGTTGGCCGTGCCGTCGATGCCGGATACGCCAGCAGCAAGAGCGCCATCCCAATCGGGATGCAAAATGTCGGCGACCGGGAAGCCGTCTTCCGTGGTCAGCGTGCCGTTGACGGTGGCATTGCGCCCGCTGCCGGAGTAGTCCGTGCCGGCCTGCGTCGCGTCGTAGGCGGGCCAAAAGAAATTCGCGCTCTCGGGACGGGCGAGCAGCGAGCTGTACTTCTGGATGCGCAGCTCGTTGAGCGCAAGCGCCCGGTCCGCGCAGCCGACAAATCCTACGCGACCATTGAGGCGAGTGAAGTTGTGAATATCGCGGCCGATGAAGAGCGCATTCGGCGCGCTCTGACCTGAGACCTGCGTCGTCTGCGCCGAGTTCCAGGTGTCGGAGTTGGCGGCCGACCAGTAGGCCGTGATCTGGTTCGCGCCGGCGCCGGCACACACGAGGGCCCAGAAAAAATCGGTCCCGGCGGCGGGCCTGGAGCCGAAGGCGACCTCGTTGATCGTGGCGGTGGCGTCGTCATACGACAACACCGTCATCGTCTCGCCGGCTGTGATACCCTCCCAATAGAGGCCGTAGGCGTAGTCGGTATTCGTCGTGTTGCCGAGATTGCAGATCGGTTGGCCGGTGTCGGCGCCGACGTCGGCAACCACTCGGCACCACCCCCAGACCGTGCCGAGCGAGACGCCCGGCAGGTTGGCAGCGCGGGAGAGATATTCGCCCGAGGCGTCGAAGCGGACGCTCATGGGTTAGGTCTCGTAGCCGTAGAGCCCGAACAGATAGGCGGTATTGGCGAGGTTGTCGGAGCCGTTGGCCGGGTCCCGCATGAGCCGCACGATCGCCATCTCGCCCGCCGCCCAGTTGTCCATGTCGGCGCCGTTCGTAAAGGCGATATTGTCGTAGGAAAGCTCGAGCGTGGCGGACGGGGCGGGGGCCGTCACCGTGTTGAAATCGTAGGTCTGGGACGTATCCAGATCCTCGGCGTCGTCCGCGATGCGGCGGATGGCGAGCTGCCAAACGGCGTTGTTCGCCGTGGCAGGCGTGCCCCAGCCGAGCCGGAACGTGAGCCCGCCACCGCCATAGCCGTGCAACGCGCAGAGAAAATCAAGATACGTCGCGGCCGCATCCGGGAACGTCCAGGCGAGGATGTTCTCGGCCGGCGTCGAGCCGCCTGCCAGCCGAGAGAGATACGCGAACGATGCGCCCGGCGGCATCACGCGCAGGATCTTGACGACCTGATCGCCGCTGGCCATGGCCGGTCACTCAGCCGTTGCCGTCGTTGAACTGGAAGCTCGTCACCGTGATCTGCTGGCCGGCCGCAACGGAGGTGTTCTGCACCTCGAGATCGCCGCCGCCGCCGGTCGCGGTGATGGTGCCCTGAGCGTGGCAGGTCACGCCGTCGGAGGCGTAGAGGCGCCAGTGGCCGAGCGTGCCGGCGTTGTCGGCGCTCGCGTCCTGCCATGTGCCGGATTTGGCTTTCGATCCGCCCGAGGCCGCGGCCATCCAGTCGGACGGCAGCGCCAGCTCGGCGACCTTCGTGCCCGAATCGGCGGCCGCGCAGTTGGCGGGCGCCGAGCCCGTGAACATCTTCATGATCGCGCTCGCGCCGGCCGTGCTCTCGATGGCGTCGAGGCGGGCGTTGCGGACTGCGGTCGAAAGCTTCAAGGCCATGTCGGAGGCTCCGGTGTGTCGGCGTGGCGTGTTCCTCGCGGCCGTCTTCGCGGCGCGGGCAGCAACTATTCAGGATTTCTTCAGAGTTGGACTGCGGCCGGATCAGGCGCGAGAAAGGGGGAGGCAGCGGGCAGCGGGCAGCAGGGCGCTGATGCCTGCCTACGCCCACCCAACAAAAAACCCGGCGCGGGGACGGTCCCGGCCGGGTTCACTGCACACGTCTCGCGACGTTGATGCGAGCGATGGGCTGATTTGCGTTAAGTGTCAAGGGGCGTTTTTTGCGCGAGCGCGATCGCTTTCGGCGATACCCGCCGCGGTCACGAGAATTGTGTGTGTCGCGGAGGAACGAGAATTGCGGGCGCGGGGCTACGGCTGCGACCCAGCGCCGACGCCGTCCCAGAGCCAGCGGGGATGCAGTTGCGAGGCGTAGGCGATGGCGCGGATCGCCTCGTCGCTCGCGGCGCGGGGCGTCATGTCGGGGCGCAGCGCGAGGACCGCCTCGCACGCCGCGTCGTGCGCGTGGCGCTCCCAGGTCCCAGCGCGCCGCTCACGGTGATAGGCGATGCACGCCGCGCGCCATGCGGGGAGCAGTGCGGCCTCGGGCAGCGTCTCGGATGCGGGCGTGACGTGGGTCATCGCAATCCCCACATCTTGAACCGCCGGTAGGATACGAACCGACGCACATGCGGGGAAAGCGGCCGGTAGCGGCCACGGGTCGCGCGGTAGGCCGGCGCAACGAAACACGGCCGGCGATCTTTGCTGCCGAGCGCCGGCGTCTCGAACAGCTTGTTCATCGCCTCGAGGACGCTCATCCCTTGCCTCCCTCGATCTTGCCCGCTGGCCATCTCGCCTGTTCGTAAACCTCGATCATGGCCGTGAGGGTGACGAGCTCGCGCTCCTCCTCGCTGCCTTCCGTGCAGCCCATGAGCGCGTCGGCGCGCTCGATGAGCGCGTGGTGAATCTGATCGGCCTCGGCCCAGGGCGCACGGGCGGCGGCCATCACGAAATCTCATCGCTTGCCGGCGCGTGCAGGGGCCATTCAAACCGCACGTCTGCGACCACACACCAAACCCAGACGGGCGACGAAGACGGGACCGTGTCAATCCCGTATTGCGGCAGCGCCGCTGCAAGCCGCGCACCGGCGTCCGCCGTGAGGATCACCTTAAACGGCCCCTCGATCTCGATCCCAGCTAGGGCGCGCGTGAGCCCGTTGGCGGCCTCAATGACTTTGCTGTAATCGCCTGCAGCCATCACGCGACCTCCCTCGTTGTCTCACTGCCCCTTGTAATGCGGCTGGTCCCAGCGCTCAAGGACCTCGGCCATGGCCTTCTTCACACTCGCGCGGTCGGCGTTCGAGACGTAGTTCGCCTCGCCGTCCTCCCAGATGATCAGGCTGAAATTTATCCGCCGCCCCGTCGTGTTGCGCAGCATCGCATCGACCGCCCTCGCGAACCCCTGCAGCAGCTCCGTCGTGCTCATGTCGATTGCTCCTAGCGTTGTATCCGCGCCGACCCGTTGCCGAGCCCTTCTACAGCCCTCGCGCCGCCCCTTTCACTCGACCGGCTCGACCGTCGCTTTCACTGCGGCCTTGAGCACACACGCGCCGTAGTCGGGGTCGCCGAGCACCTCGTCGCCCTTGAAGATGCCGAGCCCGGTCACTTCGCACACGACCGGGCAGATGTGCGGCGTGAACTCGCGGTCCATGATCCGGAGGTCCGGATTCTCGCGAGCGAGCCTCTCGAGCAGAGCTATGTCCTCCCGGTCGCGCCATTTCGGGCTGCAGCGGTCGACGGCCTTGCGCGCGGCGTCGGCCTGGTCCTGCAGCTCGCGCCAGCGCTTGTGCAGGCGATCCTTCTCGGCGGCGATCTCGGCGCGCGCCGCAGCGTTGTTGCGCTCGATGCGCTTCACGGCCTCGCCGACGGCGCGGCGCACGTCCATTCTGTCGATCATGGGCTCCCTTTCTCCTGCTCGGGCATGGTGATGATCTGCTTCGAGCCGCAGCGGCATTTGAGCTGGCGCACGCCGACCGCGGCGACCGGCATGTCGCGCTCGAGGCCGTCGAAGGGCTCGCGCATCGGGTCGATCGTGCGCTCGTGGCCGCACTCGCGGCAGCGGCCGAAGATGCGCTTGCCCGCCATGCGCAGCTCGCCGACGGTGATTTCGGCGCTCGGCGCCGAGCCGGGCCCCGCGGGTCTTGGCGGAGCCGAGCCCGCGGGCAAAGACTCTGCGTTGGTGAGGAGGTCCTTCTCGGCGCGGCCGGTCACAGCAATTCTCCCTGGTCGCCGGCGCGGCGCTTTGTCATGGCGCCGGCGATCTCGCGCACGAGATCAGGCTCGCGGCGGATCATGTCGGCGGCGTGCTGGATGCGCCGGGCCGCGATGTCGAAATAGCCCGCGTCCTGCTCGCAGCCGACGAACGAGAAGCCCTCGCGCAGGGCAGCGATGCCGGTGGTCCCAGAGCCCATGAACGGGTCGAGCACGATGCCGCCGGGCGGCGTCACGAGGCGGCAGAGCCAGCGCATCAGGTCGACGGGCTTGACGGTCGGGTGCGAATTGCGATTGTTCGCGCGGCCCTGATCGGGCTGGCCGCCGATGCCGTTGCCCATGGTCGGGCGCGCTTTCAGAGGAAGTTCCTTCAGCCCGGCGTTACGCTCGGCCCGGTCCGCTTTCGCGGCGTAGAAAAACCGGATGGCATCGCGCGCCGAGGGCGGGAAGCACTCGAGCACCTCGAGCGAGCCGTCGTGGGCGACGTTGGCCGGCCAGCGGCCTTCGACTTCGCCCAGACTCTCGCGCGAGTATTTGCCGCCGGCCATCGATCCATTGCTGGTCAGCAGTTGGCCTGTCGAACGTTCACGCATCATGCGATCGTCGCCGACACGACCAGCGTCGACATGGATCGCCCCCGTCGCCCAGCGCAGCACGTTGGCGGCGACGGTGCCTTCGGAAAGCGGCTTCCGCGCGAAACACACGGGCTCATGTCCCGGCTTCAACGCTGTACCCCAGCCTTCCCATTTCTTGGCGTCGTCGGTGTAAGCCTGCGAGATCGCGCCGGCAGGCGCGACACCGCCCAGGCCGAGGCTCGCGCGCCACTCCGCGGCATGTGCAGGCTTCTCGTGTTGGCCGACAACCAGCCGCCGCTTGACGTTCTCGCTCTCGACGGCGCGGCTGGTGATGAGCGCTTCGACGTCGGGCGGCACGGCGGCCAGGTGCGGCCGCAGCAGGTCGAACATTTCCGGCGTCGGGATCTCGGGCTGCTCGCCGTCGGTGAGGTAGTGGCTGCCCATCGCGGTCTTGGTGATGGCGTTGATCTTGCGCGCCGTGAGCCCGGTCGAGCGCATCCAGGCGGTGAAGCGCAGCGCGCGATTGCGGCGCGGGCCGACGACGTCGAGCGCGTCGACCGCCTTGCCAACGTCGAGCGACTTCGGAAACCCCGAGCCGTAAATCCACATGATCTGGTCGCGCACCTCGAAACCGGCGTCGTCGATCGCGGCCGCGATGCGGTGATAGGTGCGCGCGCCGGCGAAGGCCGCGAGATGCGCGCCGGGCTTCAGCGCGATGCGCACCGCGCCCCAGGTTTCCCACGCGGCCGCAACGCCGCTCGAGTCCCAGCCCTTGCCCATGAAGCCGAGCTCGTAGGGCGGGTCGGTCACGGCCGCGTCGAGGTTCTCGAGCAGCGGCACGATGCGTCGGCAGTCGCCGAGGTAGAGGGTGGCGTGGCCGTGATTTCCATTGGCGATGCGGCGCACGTCGTCGACGATCGGCGAGGCCTTGATCTCCTCGGGCCGATCGGCAAGCGGCAGGAAGCGGCCGGCCTTGACGCCCTCCATGCGAATGGCATCGACCGCGGCCGTGTAGCTCTTGGCCGAGTTGTCGGCGGGGTCGTAGCGCTTGCGCTTCACTCCCGCCCTCGCTCTTGTGCCTTTGCCCGCCGGCCGGCCCACTGCCGCCGCCGGACCTCGGGGTCGCGATTGATCGTCGCCGCATGCGCACGCGCCGCTTCGCGCATCTCGGGGCGGCTCATCACATCGCGCATCACAGCCGCCTGCACCGCGCGATAGGCCGGGTCCTGGCGCACACGCTTCTGGCCTTCGATGCGGCGGCGCCGGGCGGCCGAATTCTTGCGCTTCATGCGCTCATTCAGGCTGGCCATCCGATCCGACGGCGCCGAGCCGATCGGCGGCCCGCCCTCGATCAGGTCGCAGCTCTGATCGCGAAAGCGCAGCTCATCCTCCCGCACAGAGCACGCGCCGGCGACCTGGCGCCGCACGCGGCCCTTCCAGTGCCGATCCTGAAACGGCGGCTTGAACCAGCGGCAGCGGCCGCACGTTCCGGGCTTGATGCGATTGCAGGCGCTCATACCGGGCCTCGTTTCACGACCCTGGTTCGTTTCGATTTGCGCTGCCTGATCTTCGCCGAGGCGTCGAGGCGCCGGCCCTTCTTCGTGAGCTTGCCGTCGCGCAGCACGTAGCCCTTGATGTTCATGCCGCGGCCCTTTCCAGCGCCGCGCGGGCGATGCGGGCGGCGCGGTAGCTGGTTCCCTCGCTTGCCGGGAGCGCGGCGATTTCCTCGAGCGCGGCAATCAGCGGCGCACGTCCCACAAAACCCCCGAACCAGGCGCACATGGCGGTGAAGTAGCAGACGCCGAACGTCGCGACGCGCGCGCCCCACTCGATCACGGAAACCGTCGTGCCGAATTCGATCATGGCGAGGCCGCCGAGCGCCGCCGCGACCGCGAGCAGGAACAAGTGATAGACCCGCATCACGCCACGCCCTCCCCGACCCGCGCGGCGGCCGGCGCGGCGGCCGGGTACTTCGCGAGCCAGTTTCGCCGCATGCGCTGGCAGTCGCGCAGGTTGGAGAGCGCCTTGCTCCGCGCCTTCTCGACGCGGAACGTGACGCTGTGCCCCTGGTTCGGCCAGCTCGTCGTGTTGCCGACGCCGACGACGCCGTCCGCATCCTCGAGCAGCACCGTCGTCGTCTGCGCCCAGTTGAACGCGTGCGCGAGGATCACGCCGGCGTACATCTCGTCACCGGTCAGCGCGAGGGTCGCGACCGGGACCACGGGAATTCGCGGCAGCGCGTTCATTGCGGCCTCCCGTTGCGATGCGGCGGCGGCCCGTGCTCGGGCCAGGGCAGTCCGTGGCGGGCGAGCTCGGCCATGAAATCGGCCTCCGTCATCACCGGCTCCTCGGGAAGGCCGGCAGCCGGCAATCGGCAATCGGCCGCAAGATCACGCCTCCCCGCTTGCTCGACACGCGCGACCGTAGCGGGCCCCATCGCGGTAGCCGGAGGCGTCGCGATGGGCAAGTAACCGAGCCGCGACGCGAGCCGCTGCAGCTCGGAGAGCAGCGCGCGCCGGCGCTCCTCGTGCTGGGCGGTGATGAGGCGCACGTCGCCGACGAGCAGTTCGTCGGACGCCTTCAGATGCTCGCCGAGGTCGGCCACGCGCTCGCGCTCCGACCGCGCCGAGGCGACCATGCGCTGCCTCATGCCCTCGATTTCGTCTTCAAGTGTCGTCATGGCTCACCCCCGCTGCTCGATCGATTTCCACGCCAGGCGCTCGACGGTCTGCTTGAAGGTGCCGCCGTTCTTGGCGCGCACCTCGTTGGCGCGGCGGACCAGGTCCTCGAGCCAGGCCTCGAGCTCGGCGTCGACCCACGTCTTGATGCCGAGCGACGCCGCCCGCTCGCGCAGGCCCCGCGTCAGCAGCGCGAAGTCGATCGCGGGCCCGAGGTCGAGCGCGCGCCGGCGCAATTCGGCGAGCCCGCCCTCGGCCTCGGCCTGGGCGCCGAGCACGGCGAGCGCGTCGTCGGCCGCCGCGTCGCGCATGGCGATCGTCGGCGCCCAGATGCGCACCTGCGTGCCGTAGAAGGCGAGCGGGAACTTGTCGTAGTTGTGCGTGACGGTGTCCTTGAAATTCGAGGTCTTGGCCACCTCGGCCGGCCAGACGCCGCGGTTGTGGCCGAAGCGGCGCGCGACCGAGCCGTCGGGATTGTGCAGCGTGAGCGAGACCGGCCCGTCGGTCGCCACGATGCAGTAGGCCGCGGGCGCCACGACCGCGAAGGCGAGCCGCATGTCGGACGGCCAGCGCTCGCGGGCCGCCTTGTGATCGGGCGCGGGCTTTTCGGGTCCCGCGCGTCTTGCCGAAGGCGAGCGCGGGGGCAAAGAATCGGCCGTCTTCAAACCGAGATCCTTGGCGAGTTTTTTCAGATTGCTCATGTGGCGGCCCCGCAGGCAGCAGGCAGCAGGCAGCAGGCAGCAGTTGCTGGCGCCCTCCCCTCTTGCCTGTTGCCTCTTGCCTGTTGCCTCATCATGCCCTCTCCCTCTGTCGGTGCTGCCGGTTGCCGATGCGGATGCGCTCGATCGCCGCGTCGCGCTTGGCGATGCCCGCCGTGCGCTCGCCGTTGGCGATCGCCCAGACGCGCTCGATCGCGTCGCCGTAAATCTGGTGTGCGCGCGCCCGGCTCACGCCCGCCGCCGAGCCGATCTCGGCAAACGAGAGCGCGAGGTCGCGCGAGGCGAAGATCAGGACGCGCTGGCGCGCCCGGCCGCCGCCCTCGAGACCCAGCGCGGCAAACCAGATGCCGGCCGTCTCCTCGTCGGCAAAGTCCTGAGGGAGGGGATCGAAGCGCAGGATGGCGTCGGCGAGGCGCGAGCCCTCGAGGTCGGCGAGCGCGCGCAGGTCGTCGTCGGAGAGGCCGAACGGGCGGCGGTGCAGGCCCGCGCCGTGGATGAAGCCGGAGAGGTCCTCGCCGGCGAGGTAGCGCATGATGCGCGCTTCCGCCTCGCGCTTCACGATGCGGCCGGGCGCGGAGTATTTGACCAGCGTCGCGTCGCGCCACCATAATTTTCTTCGCGCTCCGCGCTGTTGCTCGGTCGGATCGCCTCCGGCAATACCTCCCTCGCGATGGGAGCCAGCCGCGTGGCGGTCGTTTTCCATTTCCTTGGCGAGGTCGGATGCTTCCGCATCGTCGACGGCGCCGAAGCTCTGCCGCGACGACCACATGCGGCCCTCGTCGGGCATGAGCGTCGCCGTGCGCTCGGGGAGCGGGAGCGACCAGTGGCGCGCCGAGAGCGGCTGCCAGATCTGCGGCTGGTCGCTTTCCATGGGCGCGAATCCGGGCCCGCCCTCGGGCAGGAATACCGCCTCGCCGTGGTGATGCGTGAGCCAGCACTCGGTGCGCTGATGGCGCTTGGCCGGCTTCATCACGCGTGCGGCCTCGAACGGCCCGCGCCCGTCCCACACGACGCGCACGACGATGCCCATCGGAGGCAGCATGTCGGCGGTGTAGTAGTAAGGGGCGGCAGCAGGCAGGGGGCAGCGGGCAGCGGCGCCGCCCCTGTTGCCTGTTGCCTGTTGCCTGTTGCCCATCAGATCGCCCTCGCCATCTCGAGCGGATCGGGACGGAAGGCAACGGGCTTGACGTTCTGCATGCCGCCCCAGGCGCGGGTCCAGAACGTGCGCGCCATCGGGTGCGGCACCCCGACCATCAAAAAGCCGCGGCAGGTGAGGCCGCCCCAGAGCAGGAACTCGACGGGGCGGTGCTCCTCGACGAGCTCGTCGATCGGGCGGAAGCCTTTGGCCAGCATTTCGCGCTCGGTCATCACGGCTCGACCTCGCACCAGGCGACAGGTTCCACCAGGCGCGCAACGCCGTCGACGTAGGTGAAGAAGGCGCGGGGCAGCGTGCGCAGGTGCGTCACCAGCCAGCCGCGGACGACGGTCTTGTTCGGCAGGATGACGAGGTGCAGGTCGCGGTAGGCCGGCGCTTCGTCGGGATGGCGCCAGCCGTGGGCGAGCGCGCGGGCGGTGAAGTTTGCAATCTCGCCCTGCGTCAGCGTGGCGTTGAGCTCGGCATCGTACTTGTTGCCGCTCATTGGTCGCCGCCCTCCTCGTCGTCGCCGTCACCGTCGCCGGGCTCGTCGGGCTTGAGGTCGACGTCGATGCCCAGCGCGCGCAGCTTGTCGTCGAGGCGCCCCAACTCGGCGGCGAACTCGGCCAGCAGGGCCGCGTGACCGGGATCGCCCTTGTCGAAGCGATAGCCCGTGCCGTTGCAGAGCACCTCGACGGCCTCGCCCTGGGCGAGCGCGCGCAGGATCTGCGAGGCGGCCTGCCGGTCGCCGGTGAGCGTCGCGTTGTCGTAGATGTCCGTGAGCTTCATCGTGTTTTCCCTCTCTCAAAAAAGGCTGTGCTGGTCGGGTGGCGGTGCGGCCTTCGGCGCCTTGGCCTTGGCCGCGAGATGCGATTTCCCCTCGAGGTAGAGCTGCGCGAGCTGGCGAATGCGGGTGTCGCTCGAGTGCTGCTCTCCCGGTGCGCTGAGCGGGTCGACGATGCCGGCGCTCTGCGAGGCCTTGAGCCCGAGCACGCCGATCACCTCGGGGTCGGTGCCCCCGTCGGCGTAGAGGTAGATCGCGTCGACCTGGTTCTCCTGGCCGGGGCGGCGCAGACGGCCGCAGCACTGCGCGTGCACCTGCGGGCTCCAATCGAGCTCGCCGAATATCACCGTGTGCGCGCGGTATTGCAGGCCGTCGACGCCGGCGCCGGAGCGGAGCGACATGATCAGGCAGTTGGTATCGCCCTCGACGAAGGCGCGTTTCGCCTTCTCCTTGCGCGTCGGGCTCTCGGTGCCGGTGTAGAGAATGGGCCGGTACTTCGCGAGGCGGCGCAGCCAGATGTCGTAGACGTCGCGGTGCCAGCCGAACATGACGAGCGGCTGCCGCGCTTCGAGCAGCACCTTGGCGAACTCGGCAACGTGCGGCGCCTTGGCGACGCCGGTCGCCTTGCGCAGCGCGAGATCGAATTCGCGCGAGGCCTGGCCGCGCTCGGTCCAACTGCCGTTGAGGACCTTCAAGGCGAGCGCCTTGAGCTCGGCTTCGTTCTCGTCGAGGACCTCGGCGTCGAAGGGAATCGTGCGCGTGACGACGTTGAGCGGCGGCATCTCGTGGCCGACGTCGGCGGATGTGCGCCGAAGCGCGATGTGCTGCTCGCGCAGGAACGTCCCCAGCGCCTGCGGGTCGTCGACGATCCACTTGCCGCCGGGGCCGGGGATGCACCACTCCTCGATGAAGTCGCGCCAGGTGCCGAGGATGCCCTCCTCAAGCAGATTGACGATGCGGAAGATTTCCGAGCCGTAGTTGTAAATCGGGGTGGCCGTGAGCCCCATGGCGACGCCGGCCGTCTCGCGGAAGGCGGCGGCCGCGCGCCCCTTGGCCGTCTCCTCGCCGTGGCGGAGCTCCTGCATCTCGTCGAAGATGATCGAGCGGAAGCCCGCGCTCTCGGCGTAGTCGATCCAGCCGGCGAGCTTCGAGTAGGGGCAGATGTAGACGTCGGCCTTGGGCAGCTCGTAGGGCGTGGTCTGGCGGAACACGTGGCTGGTGAGCGTCGTGAACTCGGCGATTTTCTCCTGCCATTGGCGCACGAGGTGCGTCTGCGGCACGACGAGGGCGGGCAGGCAGTCGGGGTTCGTGATCGTCGCCAGCGCCGAGATCGTCTTGCCGAGGCCGAGGTCATCCATGAGGAGAAGGCGGCCGGTGCGGCGCGCGAGCTCTGCCGCTTGCGACTGGTAATTGTAGGGACGCATGTTGCCGCGGAAGCCGACCGTGCCCGAGGGGCGCCAGTCTGCCGACAGCAGCGCGCCGAGCTCGCGCTGGCCGGTTTCGAACAGCGTCTTGCGCTCCTCGAGGCGCAGCTTGTCGCCGCCCGAGATCACCATCGGGAAGCGGGTGAGAAACCAGGCGAGGTCGGCGTCGAGGCTCGCGCCGCCCGTGAGGAAGTAGGGCGGGCGCGCGGTTTTCGGGATGCGCGGGAAGTTGGCCTTGAGCTTGATGGCGACGTGCGGCTCGACCTCAGTAATGCGCCAGCCGCGCGCGTCCGCGTCGTAGTGCAGCGAGCCGTAGGTGCGGTTGAAGGCGAGGAGTGGGGCGGTCAAATCGTGCCCTCCTCGGCGTCGGAGGGCAGGCGGCGCGGCAGCTCGAGCAGCCGGCGCAAGATCGCCTTGGCCCGGAGGTGCGCCGCCGCCATCCCGATGAGACCGGAGCCGCGCTCGCCATTGCTCAGCGCGTGCAGCGCCTCGCGCAGGTCCTCGACGGGAGCGAGCACGACTACGGGCGGCATCGGCGTGTTGCGCTTCCTCATCGGAGCACCATGAGATGCAGCTTGCCCTCGGCCTCGGCGATGACGCGGCGCGCCTCGAGGATGTTGCGGCGGTAGGCCTTCATGGCCGCGAGCCGCGTCGGCGCGCTGGCGCTTTTCTTCGACCAGGCGCGGTAGGTGTCCCAGATCGCATCGCGCAGCGGCAGCGGCAGCGAGAACCAGTGCGCCCGGCACATGAGCTGCTTGGGGCGTGCCTCGCGATCGCAGCCGGCAGCGTGGCAGGTGCTCATAGCCAGGCCCTCGAGAGATCGAACACGAGGAGCGGCTTGCCGCGCACGCTGCTCGCGAGCCCGAACGGCCTATTGGTCGCGAGGATCAGGCCCCGGATCGACGGGTCCTCGGCGTAGCGGTAGAGCTGGCGGCCGATGGCCGCGACCGGCCCCTTGATCTTGACCTCGACGCCGATCGCCTCGAGGCAGAAAAAGTCGATGATGCCGCCCATGACGCGGACCTCGCGCCCGACGCGCGCCTCGCCCAGCGCGGCCTTGAGCGCCGTCTCGATCTCGTCTTGCGTGCGCTTCTCGTCCTCGAGCGGGAGGCGCTTGCCTTGCAGCGCCCGGACGACGGCCTCCATATCGTCGTCGACCGTCAGGGGCGGCGCCCTCTCGACCGTTGTCCTGCTCTTGGCTCGCGTCATCCCCGCCTCCCGGCGCGCAAGGCCTTCACCGCACGCACCTTCTCGACCGGGCAGGAGAGCGCACGCGCGATCGCGTGCTCGGCCTGGCGCTTGTCGAGGCGCTTCGCAATCGCCGCCTCGAGCTCGGCGGCGGCGCGGCGCAGCTCGGCCCGGCGTGCGGACTTCTCGGCCTTGAGCTCGGGCGGCATGCCGCCATAGCCGATGGTCGCCGAGAGGTCGTTGGAGAGCCCGCGCCACTTCCACACGAACCAGGCGTGATTTTCACTCGGCGAGCCGCGCCCCTCGGGGTCCTCGAACCACTCGATGCGATCGGTGAGCACGATCTTGCGGCACCAGGCCGGATGCTCGCCGAACAGACAGCGCCGGCCGCCTGCGCTGTCGAAGTCGGCCCTGAGCAGCATGGCGACGAGGCCCTGCACGCGCTCGGTGAGATCGAGCGCGCGGCCGATGAAGGCATAGGCGTGGCTGTAAGGCGGGTTCGTGATGATGGCGCCGATGCCGGACGGGAGCTTGTCGTCGACCCACAGCGTCTCGGTGAGGAAGTCGGCGCGCGACGGGATCGACGCCGAAACTATAGGATGATCCGGCTTCGCTTCGATGTCGGACGCATAGACCTCGTAGCCGCGCGCCGCGAGCGCGCCGCTCATGAGGCCCGCGCCGGCCGCGCACTCCCAGATCGCGAGCGGCTCGCCGAGCCGGGATTTCATCGGCAGCAGCCCCTCGCGCTCGAGGTCGTCGACGAGCACGTTGGTCGCCCACGGCTCGGTGTTGTAGGCGTCGCGCGCGATGCGCACCCGGCCGGAATTTCTTTGGCTCATCAGTGCAAATCCTGCGCGACGGCCTTGAGCACGCGAAGCTCGGCCGCCGCGTCGGACGGCTCGATGAACTGCGCCGAGAAATTGTTCGGCGAGAGCGGGAGCCAAGGACCGCTGCCCGCGATCGCCGGCTCCCGCGGATGATCGGGATGAAGCGCCTGCACCCAGATCTCGTGCGTCGCGCCCGCGAGGTAGAATTTCGTCTCGAGGCCGATCGGGCGGAGATGCAAAAGGCTGATCGCATAGCTGTGCCACGCCGGATGCGCCCACGGCGCCTCGACGATCCAAACCGCGACCGTGCCGTCCGGGCGCTCCGTCCCGTGAACCTCGCGCAGATGCTTGCGCATCGCATCGAGATCGCAGAGCCAGGCCTTGGACGCCTTGCCGGCGACGCTCGGCGCCTTGGCGATCGGGTCCTTGATCGGCGTTCGCATCATGGCGCGATTTCCTTTCGCGCGGCGACGCTCGCCCACGCCTCGAGGTCGATCAGCGCCGGCAGGCAGCGCCCCGCGCTCGCGTGGCCGCGCTCGATCGCGTCCGCCTTGGCGAGCTCGCAGTAAGTCGCCGAGGGCACGACCCACATCTCGCCGTCGCCCTTGCTGCTGGCGCCGTCCGACCCGGTCAGGATCAGCAGCAGCACGAAACTTTCGATCATCGGCATCGGCATCTCGCCCTCCTCTCGCATCAGGTGAACTCACGCCCGTCGCTCACGTCGTCCCGCGCCGGCTTGGCCGGCGTTGCGGTCTTCTCGTTGGGTACGCCGCTCGCGCGCGGCGACGATTTTGGCACCTGCATCAGCGCGCCGACGATCTCGACCGCGCGGTTGAAAAGCTTGTGCTCGTCCTGCGAGAGGCGGAGGCGACGCATCGCAAGCCCCAGCGCGCGCCAGACGAAGGTCATGTCGAGCGGGTCTGGCTTGCCCACGGGAGGCGTCGCGATGGGCAAAGGCGGAGCCGTCGCCGTGGGCAAAAAGTCAAGCATGGGTGCGAGACGCCGGCGCAGGACCTCGGCGCCGCCGCGATCGACGACGATGCGCGCCGAATCCTCGATCTGGCGGATGAGCGTGTTGAGAAGCTCCTCGTGCGCGTGCTCTCGGCCTTCGATGTCCGGGCGGCGGTCCGGGGTCGCGCCGGAGGCGCGCGGGGAAAGACTTGCGCTCATGCTGCGGTCCTCCTCGGCTCGGCGAGCGCGATCACCTTCACGCGCTCGGCGCCGGCGATCGATGCGCGCACGGCGTCCGCCAGCTCGGTCGACCAGTGGGTTTCGATCCAGGTGCGGACGAACTTCACGGGCACTGACACGGTGACGAGGTCGCCCGCGATCTGCTCGACCTCGAGATCGGCAAACCACGACGCAAACACGTCCGGCCCGACGCGCTCCTCGAGACGCGCGCGCACGGCCGCGGCGTGCGCGACAAAGATCGACGGGCGCTCGACGCGCGCGGCGTCGACAACGATCGGTGCAGGCCTTGCCGGCGGCAGCTTCGCGAGCCTCGCCGCGGCGCGCTCAATCTCGGGCGCCGCCGGCAGGTTGTGGCCGCGCGTGTCGAGCATGTGCTGCGCGGTGGCCTTGAGGACGGTGGCGTCGAAGCGGCCGAGCCGGGAGGCGAGCTGGCGCACGAAGGCGGCGCCGTCGACGCCCTTGGGCGGGCTCAGCGTGCCGCGCACCTCGTCGACGAAGTTGGTGGCCACGTAGGCGATGAGAGCGCTTTTGCGCAGCTCGTCCACTGCTTCACGAACAGGTTTTCCCCACCCACTCGCCCAGCCCCCCGCGTCCTCGCGGGGGGTAGGGGGGGAAGGATCTCTGATCTCTGATCTAGAGCGCGCGCGAGCTTTACTAATGGGGGGTGTCGTCCCCAGCCGACTCCCGTGTTGTGTGGAGCCGACACATGTGTTGTCCCCAGCCGACACTCCCCCCACCGGGGGGGTGTTGTCTCCGGCCGACACTCCCCCCTCGGGGGGGGTGTTGTCCCCAGCCGACACTCCCCCGCGCGCGGCGTGCTCGGCCTCGGCGTCGAAAAACGGGTCATCGATCAGCGTGCGATAGTGGCAGAACGAGGAGCGCGTCGTCTTCTGCGTGCGCAGCTCGACGTAGCGCCAGCGCACGAGGTCGGAGAGCGCGAGATTGATCGTCGTGCGGTTGATGCCGGTGAGCTTCGAGAACGCCTTCTGCGAGAACTCGCACCAGCCGCGCGAGGTGTTGACGCGGCCGATGTAGCCGAGCACGCGGAAATGCGGCAGCGTGAGGTTCGCGTCGAGCACGGCGTCCGCCGGCTGGATCGAATAGCGCTGGTCGTCCAGCTCGGCGACGCGTTGCACGCGCTCTGTTTTTTGCGGCTTGTCGCTCACTTGTCCCCGTTTCCCGCCGCGTGAGAGCCTTGACCGCGGCGGCGAAGCGTGAGAGCTTGCGCGCCGAGCCAAAGCTCGATTGAAATCCACAGTCTCACTGCCCGAGCCCCACGCTCGGAACCAAATTCAGAGCCCCGCAGCGGCAAACTGCGGGGCTCAATTCGTTTCTAGGCGGCAGAGGCCGCGACTTCGCCCTGCGCCACTGTCGGAACCGTCACCTCCGCGAGCGTCGGCGTGTCCGCGTGGGGCGGCGTTGCCGCCACGTCGATCGCGAACTCGCGAAACGGCCCATTGTCGAATGGCCCGTCGACGATGTCGTTGAACGCGACGCCGCTCTTGGAGTCCTGCTCGCTCATCTCGAAGTCGGTGAGCGCATAGACCGCGCCATTGGCGTACTGGCGCACGTGGATCTTGAACGTCTTGCTCATCGGAATTCCCCCGTGTTTGAAACGCAGACACTAATCGTCGAGACAGTTGCACTCCGCACGCCAGCGCGGCCCGCTCACTTCGAGCACGCGGCCGAGGTCGAAACGCCGGCGGCGCATGACCCAGTGCCGCAGCGGGCGCAGCGCGAGGCCCGCGCCGGCAAGGCCGAAGCCGACCGCCCAATAGGTTGCGAGCCCGGCTTCGAGCGTCATGCGGCGATCCCCATCGGCTCCTGGACGTCGGCGGCCGGCGCCAACACCCTCTTGCGACTCTGCTTTTTGCGCGCGTCCGCCGATGGCCGGTCCTGACCGGGCTCGGGGCCGACCGTGTCCGGTCGCGCTCGGACGCCTGCGGTCTCAAGCTCGACCTGGGACAGAACCCGGTAGAGGACGGGGCGCTCGACGTGGACGCGCTGGCGCAGCCTGGCCCAGCGCGGGCCGTTGATGCGCGGGCGCCCGTGGTAGACGCCGGGGAGCGCGCGCACGAACTCGCGCAGCTCCCGCGCGTCGATCGGCTCGACCTCGACCTCGCGGCAGAAGTCGAGGTAGGTCTGATCGAGCTCGGGCACCGTGAGGTAATCGGTGTAGTGGTTGTCGCGCATCCAGGCGACGAAGCGCATGGCGGCGGCGTGGCGGTTGATCGGCCGGAAGCGGAGCGGCGCGCTCTGCATCGAGCGCAACGTGTCGCGCGTGGTCGTGAAGGACGGCGACTCGCGGCTTGCGGCGGGCGTCGCCGCGCCCTCGCGCTGGAAGGCCCGCGCAAATCCGTGCCCCGCCATGATGGCGGAGAGCGCCAGCGCGGCGCTCACGGCGGCAAACTCCATTCCCCCAAGCAGCACGGCATTCCCCCCTTTCGCTTCCAACGCCGCCGGCGAGACGCATCTCACCGGCGGCTGTCACGGAAGAACGCCGACGCAACAACTCCCCCCAACACACGCCCTCTCAGCCAAGGGCGCGCGCGAATTCACTTGAGGCGCTACGCTTCACCGCGACTGCCGCCGCTGCGCCTCACCGCTGTTTGCCTGACCGGCTCTCGATCGTCCGACGCGTCAGGCGGGGCACTTTTCCTCGCTGGTCTCCCCGCGGAAACCACTCGTGCCCTTTCGGGCGAAACTGGTAGCGGGGGTCGGATTCGAACCGGACGACCTCCTGGTTATGAGCCAGGCGAGCTGCCGCTGCTCTACCCCGCACTAGGTCCCGCCGCTGCCGGCCACGCTTGACGAGGCGCCGGCGCCGCGGGGTGCAACCACCCTAGAAAATGGCCGCCCACTTCGATCATTGCCCCCGCGCGAGGCGCGGGCGCTCCCTGGGCAGGCGGCCCAAGTCTAGGGACAGCCCCTAAACACGCCGCGGCATGCGGCGGGGTTAGGTGACGAAACCGTTTCCGGTCGCGTCGCGAGGCGTGCGCGGGTTGCTTAGTCCGAGGTCGAGCGGCTGCTCGAGATCAGAACCCCACACACGCCCGGCGCCGGGGCCGGGTGACGCTGACTGGTGCTTTGGACGCCACACGTGAAACGCGACTGACTTGAGACGGCAACGGAACTGGGCCGCCTAACTCGTTGCAGGCTCGTGGTCCGCTTCTTCGGCAGCGGCACGGGGGCCTGCATCCATGAAATCGTTTGGCGTCACCTCGCCGTCCGTCGCCTCGCAGATCTTCTCCGCGAGATCCAAGCTCGGCTTGCGCACCTGCTTCTTGCCCTTCTTCGGGATGAGGCGATTGATCGTCGCGTCGTCGCAGCCGACGAGGCGCGCGAGATCTGACCCCGTCAGTCCCTTTGCTTTCAGCCAGTCGGCAAGCTGCGTCACGAGCACGGTCTCCCGGAATCAACGAGCCCACTTAATGCCTATTTGGCATGAGTCGTCAACAGGTAATCTCATGCCAATCTGGCGCTTTTCGTGGGCTGCGCTAAGCTGGCTAATGCCGCCATGCCCAAAAACAAGATTCGCGATTTGAGGTCGGCGAAAGGGATGACGGTCGAGAAGCTCGCTGAGAAGGCGGGGATCTCGCAGCCCTATTTGACGCGCATCGAGGGCGGCAAGCGCGGCCTCTCGGTGCCCTTGGCCGAGAGGATCGCGATGGCATTAGGCGAGGACGTCCCGACAGTGCTTGGTCTCAACGAAGGCAACGGCGTCGCCCGGCCGGCCGTCGGCTTCTCTGATGATGCCGAGCCCTATCGCGCGCAGGACGACGAGATCCTGCAGCACTTCGCGAAGAAGCGGCGCAACGTGGTTCCCTACAAGATCACGAGCAACGCGCTCGATCAGGCCGACATCCATGCCGGCGACGTGGTCTTTCTCGATCTCAATGCCGAGGCGGTGGAAGCGGTGAAGCCGCTGCAGGCGGTCATCGCGCAGGTCTACTCATCGGAGGACCTGCTCAAGGCGACGACGATCCTGCGCCAGTTCGTGCCGCCGAGCCTGCTCATCACCAACAGCTCGGGCGAGAACCTGCCCCCGCTCAACATCGCCACCGAGGACGTGCACATCAAGGGCGTGATCATCGCCACACACCGCTCGCTGCGGGTGAAATAGCCTAGCGCGACCCGTCCGGCTTCTTGGCAACCTCCTCCTCGGTCGCGTCGCCGGCCGACGCCTTGGCGAGCTTCTCGAGGTCGAGGCCGCAGGTCTTCTCGAAGCTCTCGACGGCCTTGCCGCTGCGCTTCGCCGAGAACTGGAAGACTTGCGAGCCGAGATCGACGGCGACGCGCTGACGTGCGTTGCGGATCTGGAGCAGGATCTCATGCACGGCGCCACCGTCCTCGTCGGCCTTGTCCGCGAACACAAGCCGCCCACTGAGCTCCTGCGGGATCATGATGAGCGGCACGATCTCGTTCTTGTCGACGCGCACCTTGACCGGCACCATCGGCAAATAGCTTGCACTCGCGTCATAGGGCTGGTTTGTGTTGAAGATCAAGAGCGTCTCTCCGCCCTCCCAGCATTTGGCGCCCAGCGCCGGAGCGAAAAGGCCGTCGCCCGCCTCGACGATCACGGCGGTTTTCTTGTCCGTCATCGGGTCTTCGTCGGCTTCGAACTCCCAGGCCTGAGCCGGCCCGGCCATCGCGAGCGCAAAAATTGAAATCGCCAGAAAACGCATCGTCGCCTCCCCACCACTCATCCGATCAGACGTCGCCATAGATAACGCCAGAAGCCGCCGCTCTCCGTCGTCGCAGGCGGCGACCTTGCAGCCTCGCGCGCCATTGAAACGAACACGGGCGCCGCCTCGCGCAGGGCGGCGTACCCCTCGGCTCGCCCGAGCCCGGTGACGATCCAAGGCGGTCGCCGCGCACGGCGCGCGATCACCACGACCGCATTGCCGATGGGCGAGCCATCGGGTGCCCGGCGACGCAACGCCATCGCATCACCGAGCGTTTCGACATGCCAGCCGATGAGATCGAACTCATCCCCATGGTGCGCCATGACGTCCCACAGATCCTTGTAGGCAGTCTTTGACGTGTAAGGCGCCGCCGCGTGGCCGGGGTCGACAATTTGCAGGTGCGCGACGAAGAAGGTCTTGAAGGCATTCGTCGCGAGGCAGCGAGCCTCGAGACGGCCGCCTTCGACGATCTGGAGGGGAACGATGTCGCGCTTGGTGCCGGGCTGTGTTCCACGGCCGTAGATGATCGTGAGAATCTCGCCCGCCGCAGCGGCTTCGCGCAAACGGTCCTCGACGCTCCCCACGATCCCGCCCCAGCGCGCAAATGCATTGTGCTCAATGATGGAATTCTAGCTGCGAGTGCGTTCACCGTCGACGCCATAAGTGCCACCCGTCCGGCATCGATGCCAGTTGGGCATCTCTGATCTTGACATTATGCCTAATTGGCATTAACTCAAGCGAACCTTATCAGGGGCACCGCGATGACCATCCGCGCCACGGCCGACAATTCCGACGACCTCAAGGAGGCGCTCGACGCGCTGGCCGCAACCCGCGACGACCCGCCGGTCACGCTCTCGGGGCGCGAGGCGAGCGCCCTGCTCGATGCGATGCGCGAGGCCGCCGCCGTCCTCGATGCGGTCGATCCCAAGCTCTACCGCCTGCGCCGGCGCCGCGACGCTGCGAGCAGCACGCTCAAGATGGCGATGTCAATTCTCACGCGATCGACGCGCACGGCGTCGACGGGGTGAGCACCTGCGCGGCTCGGAAGCCAGCGGGTGCCTTCTCCCGCCCGGCAACTGGTTGCGGGAGCCGCGCAGAGCACGGCCGGGGGCTGAAGGGCTGCCTTCGGACTTTGTCGATGGTTCGCCTTCGGCAAAACGAGACCGGAGCCGGCGAGCGGGGTAGCTCTCCACGCGGTGAGCCAAGCCGCCGGCTCCGGTCGATCGTCCACAACGCCCGCGATCATAGCGGGCCCCATCGCGGTAGCCGGAGGCGTCGCGATGGGCAAGCGAGAGGAACCACATGCTGAAACGCGAAGAGATCCAGAACCCGAATAGCTGCCTCAACAAGGCGGCCGACGACGAGCCGGTGTTCGTGCTGCGCGCCCAGGACAAGCTCTCGCCGATGATCGTGCGCACGTGGGCCTTCGAGGCCGAGCTGCGCGGCACGCCCAAGGCCAAGACCGAGGAGGCGCTCGCGCAGGCCAACGCAATGGAATCCTGGGCGCTCGCGCACCTCGCCAAATACCCGGATTGAGCGATGCCGAAGGCGGGGGACCCCATGAGCGCAAGCGTCAATGGAGCGGGTGTGTTGCGGGGGCTGCGCCGGGCCGCCATCGCCCGCGCGCACGGCGCCATCCCTGCCCGCCGCCTCGTCATTGTCACGGCCGTGCGCGCCCTGATCGGCGCGTTCGCCATCATCGGCGCGGCCTACCTCTCGGGCATGGCGGCGAGCGCCGTCGGCTTCGGCGGCAAGATGTTTTTGTTCCTCGCCGTCTACGGCCTGTTCGGCCATTTCGAGCAGCACGTCATGGACGCTGTCGTGCGCGCGATCGAGCTCATGGGCTCGGGCCTGCGCACGTGGCTCGCCGATTCAGACCCCTTCGCGCACCACGGCGATCGGCCGCCGAGCGCGGATTGGGACAATGAGCGCGAATGGCGCCGCCGCAACGGCGGGTCGAAGGGGGAGCCACGATGACCGGCACAGGGGACGATCTGGTGGAGCGCCTTCGCGCGACAGAGCGACGAGAGCCGGGAGGGGAGGAGGAACCGGAAGATGGCGAATTGCGGCCGTGTCCATTCTGCGGCGCCGATGCAGAGCGCGTCGATTTCGAGCCGCCAGACGTTGATGAGAACGACGAAAACTTCGGCGGGTCATGCATCCAGTGCAAGCGCTGCAACGCCTCAACAGCAGTCGTGTTCGGCTACAAGCAAACGCTCTATTCGAGTTGGAATGAGCGTGCCCTCTCCGCCCTTCCCCCTCCCGCAAGCACGACGGAGGAGAGCAAGGTTAGCGTCACCGTCACGCTCGGCGAGGCCGTATTCGCCTTCCGTGACAAGCAGGAATGGATCAACCGCGGCCCGCGCCCATGGAAGGCGTATCACGTCGACGGCGGCCGAGGTCTCGCGATTGACGCCAAGGGTCGAATTTGCCAGTGCGGCGCACACTTCATGCGCGCTGAAGAAGATGGCTCCTATCCCATCACGGTCTACCGCGTGCAGGCGGATGATCCGAACAACGGCGCCGAGCCAGATATCGCCAGGGCATTTGCCCCTCCCGCCACCAGTAAGGAAGGAGAGGCCGGCCAGTGACGATCGCCGACCAGTTCGCCCAGCTTTACGACCTGCCGCTCGGGCGCGTCCTGCTCGGCTTCTCGATCGGGGTCTTGCTCGCGGTCCTGCGGCTTTGCCTGCTGTTGTGTGAAGGGCGGCGCGATCTCGCGTTTGCCGTCGACGGCATGCGCAGCCAAAGGCGCGCGCCGCGCTCAACCCTTCCTCCGCTCCCGAGCGAGGTCCGCGCCGCGATCGGCCCGGCGCTCGTGCGCTCAGTCGCCTCGGTGACGCGATGACCGATCCATGGCCGTGCTGGACCTGCCGCCATCGGTTTGGGCCCGACGGCGCGGGCACCTATTCGTGCAGCCGCCCCGTGTCGACGCGTGTCGCGATCTGGGAGCGCTGGAACCTCGATCACGCGAGCACGCGCTGGCGCGAGCTCGGCTTCGAGCGCGAGCTCCGCGGCGAGACAGAGTGCGAGCGGCCAGATTGCCCGGTCGCCGAGCGGGAGGTCGTGCAATGACCGCCACACCAAGAGACCCAGCGCAGGCGGCCGTTGCCGGCGCGGCGGCTCTTGCCGGAGGCGAGGCCGATCGCGCCAAGCAAAAAATCTCGCTCGAAGCCCAGGTCGCCGAGATCGAGCGCGAGCTGCGGGCGCGCGCCCACGTCTACCCTCGCCTGGTCGAGAACGGGCGCCTCAAAAAGGAAACCGCGGCACGCCACGTCGCCCACCTCGAGGCGGCGCTCGCGACCCTCAACTGGATCGGCGGCCTGCGCGATCAGCTCTATGACTTGAAGCGCAAGAGCGCGGCCTCGGCCGTCGTCGGCAACGCCGCCCTCTCCGACGCCGAGCTTTTGACCCACCCCGCCGTCGTGGCCGTCCTCGCCGCATTCCCCGAGGCGACCGTCACCAACCCGTTTCACACGCCCGATCTTTTTCATCAGGAGGACGCTTGATGCCAGCCACGATTCCGACCGAGGGCCACGCCAGCCGCCATGCGGCCGTGCGCGCCCGCCTCGCACGCAACCAGTCGCCGGACGAGATCGCAGCCGCACTCGACGTCCCGAAGTCGGTCGTGCGCCGCATCGTGAGCGACCCGGCGCTGACCGGCCGGCCGCGCCACGTCAAGACGGTGCAGTTCTACGTCGACACGCTCGATCGTGCCGCGCCGGAAGCACACGCGCGCGGGCTGCACGTCAACGAGCTCGTGCGCCAGATCGTCGAGAGCGTGCTCGACGGCGGCCTCGTCGAGGCCGTGCTCGACGACGGGAGGTGAGCGATGAACATCAACGAGGCGCGCGAGATCGTCCGGGCCATCAACAGCATCGCCTTCTCGACCATGGGCATCGGCGAGCCGGACGCCCGCACACTCGACGGCGTGAGCTTGGCGGACATGGCGACGGCGGCGGCTTTCGTGCGTGCCCACGACAACGCAAAGGAGTCGAACGCCGACGGCTCGCGCAGCGTCCAGGTCATTCCCGACATGCTTATCCGGTTGACACATACAGCACCTTCCTGTAGGGTTGAGTCATCGGGCGCTTCCGCCCTTTGATGGAGAACAACGCGATGGGATCGAACAGCACAGGCTGCACCGAATGGGAGCGGGACTTTGACCCCGCGACCGAACAACCACGGGTGATGAAAATGACGACTTCGGCCGCCAAGTTTGAAAGACAGCGGTTTGGCGCGCTGGTCGCGACCATCGTGGAAACGGACCATGTTGCTCTTGAGGTGCTGGTCCGTAATGACGGCAAGTTTGTTTTGACGGTTCACAATCGCACTGGCGAGCCTGACCGGTGGGAAGACCTGAGCGTCACGCTGGAACCTAAGCATTTCGAAATGCTCGGGTCCGTGCCCGAAAAATGTAGTGAAGTTTCGGACGTTTTTGGTCCGAGGGTTGGGCAGCCTACAGAAAAGCCGATCAAGGGCATTGATACCGATGAAGGCGGGTTCTGAGCCATGCCCCCGCACGCTGACGTACTCCAATGGGAACACTTGCCATTCCCTAAGTCTCTCAGGGACTTCCAGAAATTGTTCAAAGACGACGCGGCTTGTGCCCGATACCTGGAGGGCGCGAAGTGGCCGAAGGGTTTTGTCTGCCCGCACTGCGAAGCCAAGGGCGAGCCCTTCCGACTGGCGACGCGGACCAGCGTCTTGACCTGCCGCGCCTGCCGCAAGCAAACGTCGCTGACGGTCGATACTGTGATGCAGCGCACTCATACGCCGCTGACCGTCTGGTTTTGGGCGGCTTACCTCGTGTCGAGTATGACGCCGGGCATGTCCGCCGTGCAGTTCCAGCGCCAGCTTGGCTTGAGCCGGTACGAAACCGCCTTCCACATCCTGCATAAACTGCGCGCCGGCATGGTCCGCCAAGGCCGCGACCGTATCGGCGGCAACCTTGGGCGCGGCGATCACGTCGAAGTTGACGAAACCTACATCGGCGGCGTCACGACCGGCGAGGGTCGCGGCCCTCACGCTGACGAAAAGACCATCGTAGCCGCCGCTGTCGAGGTGCGCACGCGCCCCGCCAAGAAAGGCGACAAGCCCATGCGGCGCGGCGGGCGCTACGCTGGACGTTTGCGGCTGGAAATCGTTCCGGCACGCTCGGCTAAGGCCCTGATTGGCTTTGTGGAAAAGGCCGTCGAGCCCGGCGCTATTGTCATCACCGACGCCGCCCCGGCCTACAATAAGCTGGCCCTCAGCGGCTACCAGCACTTGCCGGTTGTCGAAGCCGGGAACCCCGAGGTCGCGGAAGAATATCTGCCGATCGTCCACCTTGTGTTTTCGAACCTCAAGGCGTGGCTGCAAGGGACGCACCATGGCCGCGTCGAGCCGCAACATCTGCAAGCTTACCTGAATGAGTTCACGTTCCGCTTTAACCGGCGCTTCTACCCGTTCAACGCCTTCCGTTCGCTGCTCGGCATCGGGACCAACGGCGAAGGCCCGACCTATGCCGGGATTTACGAAGGAACTTGGAAGCATCCGACGATGGACAGCCATCATGACTAATCAACCTTTGGAGGGTGTATGTTCAAAGCGGATAAGCATGATTCCCGACGACCGGCTCACGTCCGCCGTCTACACGCTTCTGCACTGGATGCACGGCGGCCACGGCGAGCCCGAGGATGACGACCTGATCGTCAAGCTGCCCGGAAGCTTCGGGAAGACGCATTTTCTCATCGTCGGCGCGCGCCACGCGCCTGCGGGCGAGGAGGACTGAGCGATGGTCGACGATTTCCAAAGCTTCAAGGCCGGGCATCCCGCGCGCGCGATGTTCATCAAGATGGGGATCGAGGAATACCTCAAGGCGGCCCAGAGCTGGCGCATGCTGCGATCGATGATCGTCGACCTCAACGACAACAAGAAGCGGGGGTGTTTCGTCGACGCCGCACGACATGCCTACGGCGGCGCGAGCTCAGGCGAACGCGTGCTGCTGCTCGCGATCATGTACGTGTGCGATTTCGCGTGGCTCGCCGACGAGCTCTCCGACGGCCAGGCCTGGCGCCGCATGAGGAGCGCGGGCGGCGACTATCGGCGCGCGGTCGCCGCATGCATCGGCGCGGAGGCCTGAGCGATGGCCGATCAGCAGCCCATCACCGAATGGACCGCCCGGCAGAGGGCGCGCGCCATCCTCAAATTCGTCGGCGTCGCGGAGGACGCGCAATTCAGATGCGAGCACGGCTGCGCGCACACCGCCATCGACTTCGCCGAGGCGCAGATCGCCGCGCAGGAGCGCGACGTGGCGTCCGCGCTGCGGGAGGCACCCTGATGCAGGCGCGCGCGCCCGTGCTGATCGACTACGAGGCCGTCGTCGCCCCGAGCCTGCGCGATTTCCTCTGCATGTGGGTCGTCACCGCGCGACCGGCCGACTACCCCGCGGGGTACGTGGCGCGCCTGAGCGTCGTCCGCTGCGGGCAGACGGCGCCGCTCTCGGGGCCGACGACGAAGGCGCTCTTTGCCCCCTCGCTCGATGCGCTGCGCCTTGCTCTGCTGTGCCAGAACCCCGGCCTCACGAACCTCGGCCGCTATGCCCAGGACGACCCCGTCATCGTCGAGGTGTGGTTTTGACGGGCAACATCACCAAGACGCAGGCGATCGACGAGCTCATCCGGCGCGGCCTGCCGCCGCGCATTCTCGACCTCGAGCTCGCCGCCGCCTACGTCGGCCTTTCGTCGCAGGCGTTCCTCGATGCGGTCGAGGCCGGCACCTATCCCGGCCCGCTGGCGGACGGCCGCCGCCGGCAATGGGACCGCAAGGCGCTCGACGCCGCGGTTGACCGGCGCTCGAAACTTAGCTCATCATCGGCGCGCGAGGAGACTCCCGACGATCTGATGCGAGCCATCGATGCCGCTCCCTGAGCCAAGGCCCCTGCCGATGTACGTGGTGCGCCAGCGCGCCAAGGGTCACACGTATCTCTATTTCCGCTGGCGCGGCGTGTTCCGCCGCCTCCCCGACGATCCGACGAGCGAGGATTTCCGCCGCGAGTATGCGAAGGCGCTCGCCTCCCTCTCCCCCGAGATCATGCAGCCCATCATCGCCGGCTCGCTGCGCGCGCTCATCCGCGATTTCAAGTCCTCGCCCGAGTGGGCCGCTCTCGCGCCCAAGACGCAGGCCGGCTACGCCCGCGCGCTCGACCACCTGGCGCCGTTCGGCGATTACCAGGCCGACAACGTGCGCCGCCAGCACATCGTGAGGCTGCGCAACAAGCTCAAGGCGAACTCGCGCACTCAGGATCTCTTCGTCGCCGCCGTCTCGCGCACCTTCACGATCGGCATGGACCTCGGCTACACTGACCGCAATCCGGCCGCGCGCATCGTGCGGCTCAACGACTCCGAAAGTTATCTGCCATGGCCGGCGCAGGCGCGCGCCGCATTCGAAGCGAGCGAGATGCCGGCCTGGATGCGCACGGCCTACATGCTCGGCCTCTACACGGCCCAGCGCGAGGGCGACATCCTGCGGCTCTCTCGCGCGCGCTTCGACGGCGAGTGGTTCACGATCCGCCAGGGCCGGCCGGAAGCAAAGCGCGGCAAGGGCCGCAAGGGGCCGATCGTCGAGCTCGAGATCCCCGCGGTCAAGCGGCTGCGCGAGTATCTCGCCTCCTGCTCGTTCCCGGGCCTCCTCTTCGTCACGCGCGCCGACGGCACGCCGATCAAGCAGACCGAATTCATCCACGAGCTGCGCGCGCACCTCGATGGCCTTGGGCTCGACGAGTACCATTTTCACGGCCTGCGCCACACCACGCCGACGGCGCTTGCCGAAGCCGGCGCGAGCGATTTGGAGATCATGTCGGTCACCGGCCACACGACGACGCAGATGATTCGCCGCTACACGAAGAAGGCGCGCCAGAAGGTGCTCGCGGCCTCCGCCATGGCCAAGATTGACGGTAAGAACGGATTGTGA